ACTCGTGGGAGGTCTCTCCGCTACTCAGGCTGACCGACGCCGCCTTGCCATCCCACGACACGCTCACGCTGATGCGAGGCTTGGAGTAGAGAGGCCACACCAGCTTGGCGACCTTGGTCCGGCGGACCTGGGCCACACACGCAGCCACCACCCGTTCGTACGCTGCGGCTTCCTCGGCTTTGAGCTTGTCGATCCGCGCCTCGCGGAGCCCTCGGAGCGTTTCGGTTGCGGCCGCGAGGGCCGCGCACCGGGAACCAACTCTCCGGGCGTATCGGATCCCATGGGGGGCTGGACGAACCGGTTGATCAAGATAGCCAACGTCCGGCACAGGTGCCGAGTCTGCGGGAAGCACTGCAAGCCCACGCGGGACAACGGACCTCCTAGCCCCGAGCACTTGCTTTGCAGCCGTAGGTGCCGGGATGCATTCGAGGTCCGGCAAGCGCTGGGAGGCCGAGAGTGACCCGGGTCCTGGATATCGAGCCTCACGACTTCACCGAGGTTTGCGAGTTCTGCGGCGGTCCGGTGACGACCCTCGCATTCTCCGCGTGGGTCCCGGGCTACCCGCCGCTTCGGAATCTGCGGTGGGCTGAGCTTTGCTCGGCTGAGTGCCGCGACGCTGCGCAGGTCAAGCAGGAGCTGGAGCGCAAGACATGAGCCCCCGCGGGGGCTGCCAGGTCGAGATGCTCTCGGTCGCGCACCCGGGCGGAGGTGTGCTCTGGGGTCGGGCCTCCTGATTTAGGGCTCGCCCGTCCCAGACCCCCACGGGGCCCAACGCAACCGCTTCCCCGCCCCGCCAAGACCATGGTCGGGGCGGGGGTCCAGCGCATAGACCACCTCGACGTGCTCGGGGACCTCCCCGGGCCGCTGGCCTCGATCGTGGTGCCAGACCTCGGCGAGCTCGCTCGGGTGGAAGCTGAGCCCGCTGGGGTGCGGGACGGGCAAGCAAAGCCGGCACCACTCGGCCGGGAAGAAGTGCGGGTCCAGGCCGGAGCCCATGCACCGCGGGCACTTCACCCAGCCCTCGGGCGGTGGGGGCGGGGTGGACCTGGCCATGCCCGCAGCGTACCGCGCGGAGACGTGCGGCGGAAACTCGGGGAAGTTTCCGCCGCACTTCGGGCTAGAGCGGGAGGTTTCCGTCGTGCAGGTCGAAGACGATGATCACCGCGTGCCCCTCCGAGTAGCTCCCCTCCACCCGCGGGTAGACCGGGCCCGTCTCGTCTTCGAGCACCGGGTCCAGGTCCATCGCGCGGAGGATCTCGGTGATGCGGTCGGTCGAGGAGATCAGGTTGTCCGAGGGGACCTGGATCACCACGTGCGGAGTCGCGTCGAAGGTCCGCGACTCCGGGGGCTTGCTGTAGCCGTCGCCGCTATCGCAGGTGTGGTAGCCCAAGATGCGAAAGAAGCGCACGGTCCGACGGATCCCCGGGTCGAGGGAGTTGTAGAAGCCCTCGGAGTCCGTGTGCGGGGAGGGGTGGGGGACAGGGACAGTGCAACGGATGCTCATCTCATGGGCCGAACTTCGCCGCGCGCTTGGCCCTCGGGGTGTCCGCGCGCTCCAGCAAACTCTTGCGTTTCGCCGGGGTGATCTTCCCGGTGGCCCGGCAGCTGAAACACTCGCGGTCGTTGCCGAACGCCCCCTTCCGCCAGATGCCCGTCCCCTCGCACTCGGGACAGTCGACCATCGAGAACTCGGCCAGCACCAGCCCGCCGTCCCGGCAGTCGATCGAGCAGTAGGACGCAAAGGCGGGAGCCAACGCGTCCGAGGTCGAGGGAGCGCGGCAGGACCCGCACACCGGGGTCCCGCACTCGGGGCAGGAGATCAGCGTGAGGGCCTTGCAGTGAGTGCAGTCCATCAGGGCCCTTCCTCGTCCGGCTCGGCTACTCGTCATCCTCGTCATCCTCGTCTCCGTACTCGATCTCCAGCATTCGCTCCCGATGATCGGCGACGATACGAGTCACCTCGATCACCACAACTCGATCACCACAATCAGTCCTCGTCTCCGAACGCAAAAGTTGACTCTGGGGTCGCCCCCGCATCCTCCAAACACCGGGTGGAGCAGAAGTATTTGAGGACCGAGCGCCGGACCGAGCTCCGACCACCGTTCTCGTCGATCCCGTCGGCGCGCTTGCGGACGGTCCCCGCCTGATAGTTCTGCGTGAGCGCAGTTGCACACCGCGCGCACACGTCGAACTCCTTGATGGGGACCTTGGCGATGGTCTTCGAGTCATGCTGTCGCATCACCCGAGTCTTACCGGTCCGGGGCCTACTCGGCCAGGGCCTGCGCGAGATGGCCAAGAAAATGGTTCGCGTCCCCGTTCGCAAAGTCGATCTTGCGCAACACGCCTTCGATCTTCCCGGCCTCCTCGACGGAGACCTTGGTGATGTGCTCGACCACGACCGTGTTGGGGATGTAGTTGGTCCCCCACTCGGGCCCTTCGACCTCGAAGGTCTTCTCCGGGATGTCCTTCTCGGCGAAGAACTTGCGGAGGTAGTCGGTGGGCATCTGCGGCGCGAGGTCCTTGATGGTGGCTTCCATGCAGAGGACTATACAGGACACCGCGGGAGATGCAAGAGATTATTTTCGGATCAGCGTCTTACAGTCCTCGGGAGTAATGACCAACCCGTGATCCGCGGCGACCGCGTCGAGCTTGCGGGCAAGGCTCGCAGCGAACGCGGCGGGGGAGAGCTCGTCGTCCACCGTGAAGTCGTGCTGCTCCCCGTCGACGGTGATGGAGAACTGGGGGGCCTTCTCGCGGAGCGCCTTCGCTACCTCGCGCGCGTCCCTGCACTCGGCGGAGCAGTCGATCGGCCGACCACCGCAAAACTCGCACTTCGGGGGGAGGCGGTCAGTGCGGGGTCTCGGTCAGCTCCCGACATGGGTAGTCCTCGGCCTTGCGGAGCACCTGGTTGAAGAACTGCCCCACCGACGGAGCCCGCCGCCAGGTCTCGACCACCGCCGGCTCCACGCCGAAATACTCGTAGGTCCGGCCGTTGTGGAACGTGACGCGCAGCTGCGCGCGAGCCTCGAAGTAGGACGCCCCCTTGATGTTGCTCGACTCGCCGAGCTCCACGGGGACCCAGCGCTCGGTCTGAGCCTCGACCGCGGCGGCTAGGGCGAGGACCACCGAGGGGGCTTCCTCCAGCGTACAGAACGCCAGCACCCGAGCGATGTCGGTGCCCGGGTGATTCAGGTCCAAGACCCGGACCATCCCTTCGGTGGTGACTTGGACCTCCCAGCCCTCGGGAACATCGGCGTCGATCTGGGTCATGACCTGCATGACCCCAGTCTTACCGGTCCCGCGCGTCTGTCACCGGGCCGCGACGAACTTCACCGCGGCGGTGAGCGCCGCCATCTCCTCCGCCGCGTCGCCCGCCAGGTAGTCAAAGTAGTGCGTCAGAGCTTCGCCCGTGCGCTGCTCCACCGTGATGGTCGAGAGCTCGGAGAGGTCGTCGCCCGGCGCGACCCCCACGTCAACGCGATGGCCCTGGGGACTGACCAACTGGCCCATGGTCGGCTGGTCCATCTCCACCGCCCCGCTCATGAGCCGCTCGATGGTCGTCTGAATCTCGGTCTGGGTGTCCATGAACGGACCCTACCCCAGCAAAGCGAGAGATGCAAGAGATATCTCTCAGTCGGAGTTGACAAGCTCGACATCCACCAACGCGCTCGGGACCCCCGGGGGCAGGTCCCCGCGGATGGCTCGGCGACGGATGCGGTCGAGCGTCCGCTGCCCATCTTGGAGCGTGATAACCGCCTGCTCCGGCGTCATGTTGACCACCCCGACGAGCAGGTCCGGCGCCCCCAAGATGCGGGCCTCCATGTCCTCGGCCGCGCGCGCCGTCTCGACAGCCTCGCGGGAGAGCGAGGCGATCGCCCGTAGTAGCCCCACCGCCTCCGCGGGCTTGGGGGCCCAGTTCTTGTCCGCGAGCAGCTCCTGGGTCCGCTCCGAGAGCCGGACGCCCGCGCGGAGCAGGTTCGCCGAGATGCCCATCGTGGCGATCGCGTTGTTCCGGGCCATGCGGACCGCGCGGGCCTGCGCAGCTCGGGAGTCGATCATGTCCTTCCGCGCCGCCGTCACCTGGTCGCGCTCGGAGCTCGCCTGGTCGCGGTACTCGGACAGCTGCGCCCGCGCGCGGACCATCTCTTGCGCCATGAGCGTGCGGATGGGTGGCATGTCCGCACCTAGGCCGCGCTCGAAGGCCTTCCTCGCGGTGTTGTAGCTGACCCCTCCTACCTCGGCGGCCTGGGTGTGGTCCCCCAGCTCCGCCCGGTGGGACTCGACCATCGCCTCGTACTGGGGCGCGGTGACCCGGGTCCCTCGCGCCCGCCCGGAGCGGTGATGTTTGTTCCGATCTGCCACAAATCCAATGCTAGCCGAGCTTGCACGCGGAGGTCAAAGCGCCTTGAACTCCAGCTGATCTAACGCCGTTATGAAAGGCGAATCCACCCTCGAATGAGGCCCCCTTGAACGAGAAAAACGCGTAATATGCGCCCTTGGTCACTTACGATTTTTGTTCTCCGGTTGTCGATTATCTCTTGCATCCTTCGCAGCATCCTGTATAACTCCACCCATGACCAGCCGCTTCACCAACCCCGCCGACGCCGTCGCCCCGTTTCAAGCCTTCGAGGTTGCGCCCACCTACCACCCGGTCACCGATGGGATCACCGGATACCGCAGCTACCCCGACACCAAGGGCGGGTTCTTCGAGACGCTGGCAGGCGTCAAGGCTCGGGTCCGCGCTGGCTGGACCGAAGACGCTCTGCAAGATATCTCGGTGGAGATCCGCGATTCCCTTGGTCGAGTCGTTCTGCCCGACCCGGACCCGCGCCCGATGCCGGCCCCGTCGGATGAAGACGACATCCTGTTTTGAGCAGCCAACCCCCAAACGCGAAAACCGCCATAAATGGCGGTTTTCTCCGTAGCCCCTGCGCCGGCCCTCTCTCTACTTCATGAGTCACCACCTCCCGCGCCTCCGCAAGAGGAAACCGTCCAGGGCTCTCCCCTGGCACCACATCGAGAGGGCCGACGCGTGTGCATCAGAGTCTTACCACACCTGACGGGATTCAGCCGATCCCGAACGGATGCGGGGGACCACACTGATCCCGCGCGACCGGCATCAGGACGTAGAACCAGCGCGCTTCCCGAGTGTCGGTGTCGACCGTCCAGATCGTCGCGTCGTAGGAGCCCGCGCCCGGCCAGAGCACCGCGATCGCGTCGACTCCCACCTTGGTCAGCTTCCCAAACGTGGCGATCGACTCGCACGTGAGCGCGACTCGGATAGGAGCCGTCCGCTCCCCGGGGCTCTTGTGGAAGTCGGGGATCAACCCCTCCATCGAGCTGATCCGGGGGACCGCCTCGGTCAGCTCGGGGAAGGCGTCGGCCCCCGCCTCGTAGTCGAGGGTGTCCCCCTCGCCGGCGATTGGATCCCCCTTCTCGGTGTCCCAGCTGCGTCCCGCCGCCTTGCGAACCCTCGCCACCCAGACCTGCCCAACCTCCGGGTCGAACGCGATCAGGAACGCGTGGTCCAAGGTCGCCTTGGACATCGCCGCCTTCATCGTGGTGGACGCGAGGTAGACCTGGCCCTCGGCGTCGGCAATCTGGCCCGTCTCGGCGGACAAGATCCGGTACCCGTCGCAGGCGTAGATCCGCGCGGTCCCGAAGTCGAGCCCCCACCACCACGACCTGGGGTTCTTCGAGGTCAGGTCGAGCAACACATCCACCTCCGCTTTGCGGAGCACGAACGTGGGCAGAAGGCGCGAACCCCAGAACAGCGGAACGAGTTTCATCGGAGTATCACCTGCGCGACCAGGGCGACCAGGGCGAGCAGGGCCGCCCCCAACAACGAGAGCCGGGACACCAGGTCGATCACGAGGACGGGCTCCCCTCGAACGACTCGTGGAGCTCGAAGGCCAGCTCCCGCAGCTGCGCCTTGGGGACGTGGCGCCCCAGGTCCTTCTTACTCGCCAGCGATCGACACGAGAACCCCCGCAGCCGCATCCGCGAGCAGATCGCCGCCTCGGTCCGCCGGGTGGGGTTGGGCCCACACCGCCGCTTGTCGCCCTCCGACCAGCACACGAACGAGCCGGCGTAGATCGCCTGCGCGTCGAGGAAGTTCTGCGCATCGTACCGCGCAAAGGCCCGGTGCAAGATCTCCAGGGCGACGAGGGCCGAGACCTCGGGAACGCAGAACATGGGGTCCTCGTCCTCGCCCGGCCACTTGTCGGCGTGCCAGGTCAGCGAGAGCCCGAGCGGACCGAGCCCGTTCTCCCCCTCCCCCTTGGTGTGGTGGACCCCCGCGCGACCGTCCGACTCGCGGACCACCGACGCGTCCATGTAAGCGCAGGTGATCGGCGAGGCCTTGACGTGGCGACACACCGCCTGGACGCGGGCTCGCGTCTCCTCGCGCTCCGCCTCGGTGTACTTCCGGGGCTCACCGATGGGGTCGCAGCCCGGGAGCGAGGGTGGGGGGAGCTCGACCGTGGTGGGGTCGGCGAACAACAGAAACAGCGTAATAAGCGCACTCATGACTTGGGACACTACCTCACAACTCCACGATCTGAGTCGGTTGAAGCCGGTCTCGCACGGCCGGCGAGTGGGAGATCACGACCACCGAGCGGTCGCGCGCGAGTTCTTGGACCGCTGCGCACACGCGTTCGGACCGAGCGGAATCGACTGCATCGAGGATTTCATCCAAGAACAGCACCCCCCAGCTCGTGACCCCGCGCGCAAGTCGGGAAACCTCGGACATCGCCAGGACCACCGCCAGATCAACCACCCGCTGCTCCCCACCGGAGAGGTCGGCGTAGTCGTCCCCGCTCGCGCGGCCCTGGATGCGCAGGGCGATGGCGTTCTTGGTACCCTTGACTCCCTCGGTGTAGGGGCGGAGCTCTAGCTTCAACTCCCCCGTGAACCGCTGGAGCCACTGGTTGGCGATCGTTTCCAGGGCTTCGAGCGCGCGGCCGAGAATGTGCGCGCGCACGCCCTTGGGTTCGAGGATCTTGACCCCGTCGACGGCTACATCCGCAACCTCGCGGGCGGCCTCGACCTGGCCCCGAAGATCCTCCACGACCTGTTGGAGCTCGGCGATCTCCGAGCGCGCGGCCTCGCACCGCTGGGTCCAGTCGCCCCGCATCCGCGCGACCTCGGCGACCCGGGCCGCGTGGTGACGCTCCTCGGCCTGACGCACGGCCCTGGTGTGGCGCAGCTTCTCCGCCTGGGCCTGCGCGTCGCGCCGGGTCTGCTCCAAGTCCAAGACGCCCACAGCGAGCGGGGGTCCGAGCGCGTCGAGTTCGTCCGCCAGCTCGGACCGCCGGCGGGTCGCGGCTTCCACGGCTTTCGCCTTCGCGCGGTGGTCTTCGAGCATCGCCTTCAAGCGCTGCCCCTCCGCTTGGATCTGGTGTTGGCGCTGGCGCAGCTGGTCCAGCTCGGCGTGCAGCTCACCCTCGGCGGATTCGAGCTCGTCGCGGTGGGCCTCCGCGGCCGCTTGGATGGCGGATAGCCGCGTGCGCAGCTCGACCACCTCTTGCTGGAGGCGAGCCCGGAGCTCCTGCGCGATCGGCTGCTGGCAAGTTGGGCAAGCGTCGCGGTCCAGCAAGTCGGCGCGCTTCTCCGCCTGGGCCAGCTCCGCCTGCGCGCCGGCGATGTCCGACCCCGAGGCCTTCAAGTCCGACTTCACCTCCGAGATGTCCGCGAGGAACCCGGTGATCAGCTCCCCGAGCTGGCCCCACTCCCCGCGCAAGCGCTCGATCTCCGCCTCGTCCGGGGCGTCGTCGCCCACAACCGGGACCCCAAGCCCAGCCAGCTCCGCCGCAATGGTCTGGCGCCGGTACGCGGCATTCAGCTGCGCGTCGCATTCTTGGAAGTGGGCGGTGACCCGCGAGAGCTCCTCGTCGAGCTCGAAGACCCACCCGGCGGACCAACCCAGCGGGGGCGGGTCTTCGATCGTGTCAAGCGTGGCGACGGCCAGCTCCAGGTTGGCCTCAGCCGAGGCCAACCCCAGGGTCTTGGCCCCGAGATTCCCCTCCAGCTTCTGGAGCTCGTCGAGGGCCAGCGACCGCCGGCCCTTGGCCACCTCGTGGGCGTCGGCGAGGTAGGACAGATCGACCAGCTCCTCGACCACCGCGCGGCGGTCCGCGTCGGTGGCCGCGGTGAACGTGTCCGCCGACCGACTGGTAAAGATGCAAGACTTGTACCAGCCAGCGAAGTCGCCGACCCGGGTCTCCAGCGACTCTTGCCACTTCGACGTGGTGGCGTAGGCCTCCACCGTCTCACCCGGAATCGAGAACTCCATCTTCGACGAACTCGAAGCAGTAGCGCTCCGCACGACCGTCAGCCCATCGCGGAGCTCGACCTCGACCATGCTTCCCCCTGCCCGGTACCCCCGCGACTTGCGGGACCCGACCTTCCGAATCGATCGGTTCCAGAACGCAGCCGCGACCGCCTCGATGTAGGAAGACTTCCCCGACCCGTTCGGGCCGGTGATCAGGGTGACCCCCGTGGGCGGGAGAAGCAGCTCCGCCGAGTCGTGGCTCATGAAGTTCGTGAGGGTGATTCGCCGGATGTCCATTACTTGGCCTCCTGCAAGCAGTCGAGCACGAACCGCTCCACCGCAGCTCGGGGGGCGTCGATCGGCGCGGACCGGATGTAGTCGACCACCGCCTCGTGGTGGGACTGAGCCGACACCGCAACCTGGACTGCGGCCGCGGCTTGGGCCTTCTGCCGCGAGTCATCGAGCTGGATCTCCGTCGCCCGGGCCTCGACCCGAGTCAAGAGGTCCTCGGCCTCGGCGACATCCTCGGGGGGCACGGACACCGAAACATAGAGGGGGATGGCGAGGGGGTCCCGATCCCCGGAAACGAGTTCGCGCAGCGCGACGATCCCCGCGACCTTCACGAACCGCGGCCCGGGGACATCGATGATCTCGACCGCGCGGGTGTCCGTGTCGAGGACCGCCATGGTCCCGAACCGCCCGCCCGTGTCGGTGAACCGGTTCGGGGCCAGGGTGCCCACCTGGACCACCTCGCACTCGCGCCCGCCGGCGCCCTCGACCGTCCACCGTCGGTGCACGTGCCAGTTGCCGGCGAAGGCGTAGTCGAACCGGTGCTCCCGCAGAACTCGCTCGACCGTCCCCAGGCACACCTGGTCGTCCGCGTCGTCGAGGTAGTACGGGGTCCGCGAGTCCGAGACCCCCAGGTGGAAGGCGAGTACGTGGGGCCCATCCCACTGGGGGAGGCCTTTGCTGGCGGCCGCAACAACCTCGGGGAGCCAATCCTCGGCACGGCCCGACCGGAATGGGACCAGCAAGATCGCCGCGGGACCAGCGGTGACCCAACGGGGCTCCGTGTCGGCGATGGTCTTGGCGACTCCTCGAAGGGGGGCGAGCGCGTGGTCGAGAGAGGCCAAGCTCCGCTGATCATGGTTGCCGACCAGGAAGTGGTCGACGATCGTGTCCGAATCCAGCAGGTCTTGCATCGCGGCAATGACCTGGGGCTCCACCCGATCATAGTCGAACAGGTCCCCGAGCCCGACGTGAGTCGAGCACCCCAGCTCGACCATCCTTGCGCGCGCCCACGCAAAGGACCTCAGCACATCGCGGCATCGCTGGTTGAGCCCCGCGACCACGGGGCCTCCGTTCTTCCCGTAGTTGCCGACGTGTTGGTCGGTGGTCCAGGCGATCTTCATCGCCGGACTCTTACCCCTCGTCGGGCAGATTCGCCGCCATCAATCGCGCCGTCGCCTCAGCCGTGGACGTGGCCTGCGCGGACTTCTTGGCCTTCGCAGGTGTTGGGGTGTCGCCCTCGCCCACGAGGGCGCGGGTGGGGGGCGGTGCGTCCTTCAAGCGATGCCGGACCTCCGCCTCGATGGCGTCCGCAACTTCGGGGTTCTCCTCCAGGTGCGTGACGGCCCGCTGGCGCCCCTGGCCAATGCGATCCCCCTTGTAGCTCAGCCACGCGCCAGCCTTGTCCACCACCCCCACGGCCACCCCGAGCTCGATCACCTCGGCGGTCCGGTCGATCCCAGCCCCAAATCGGATGTCGAACTCAGCCTCTCGGAAGGGGGGCGCCAGCTTGTTCTTCTTGACCTTGACCCGGGTCCGGTTGGCGATCTGGGCCTCCCCGTCCTTCACCCCTGCGATCCGCCGGGTGTCGAGGCGGACCGAGGCATAGAACTTGAGCGCGTTCCCCCCGGTGGTCGTCTCGGGAGACCCAAACTTCACGCCGATCTTCATCCGAATCTGGTTGATGAAGACGACCATGGTCTTGGTCCGCGAAGCCGCCGCCGTGATCTTGCGGAGCGCCTGGCTCATCATCCGCGCCTGGGTCCCCACGTGGTAATCCCCAACCTCCCCGTCGATCTCCGCCTTGGGAGTGAGGGCCGCCACCGAGTCGATCACGACCACCGCGATGGAGCCGGAGTCGACCAGCATGGAAGTGATCTCCAGCGCCTGCTCCCCGTAGTCAGGCTGCGAGAGGAGCAGGCCGGGGACATCGACCCCCAGGGACTCGGCGTACTTCACATCCAGCGCGTGCTCGGCATCGATGAACGCACAGAGCCCCCCGGCCCGCTGGGCATTGGCGAGCAGATGGAGGGTCAGCGTGGTCTTGCCGCTCGACTCGGGGCCGTAGATCTCGATGATCCGCCCGCGCGGGAACCCGCCCACGCCAATCGCGTGGTCCAAGCCGATCGACCCGGAGGACACCACGTCGTATTGACGGTCCGGGACCGAGTCCATGCGCAGAATCGTGTTCGCGCCAAACTTCTTGTTGATGTTCGCTATCAGGTCAGCGGAGGATGGAAGGGTCGGGGCGATGGCTTTGGACATACGAAACGCGGGCCTCGCACCCGCTCGGTCTTTGATCGGCGGAGGACTCTCCGGTGCAGATACGTATGCACAGACGGTGGGCTGACTCGTCGGAGTTCCCCACACGGACGTTCCCAAGCGCTGATGGCCGCGATTCCACGTCGAAGTGCTCGCCATAAGAGCCCGAATCTCACGGGCTTGCGTCTACTTCCGCTGTCACGGTTTTTGCGTCGGGCCTCATCGCCGCCCCCTAGCACCTCTCATCCCGGTGCTAGTCTCAGCCGACCCCCATCGAAGGATGGTCCCGGGGTCGGTTTCGGCCTCGTCGGCGCTAGAACGGGGTGTTAGCCGTTTGCCCCGCGCTGTCCGCCAAATCTGCGTCCACAGTCTGACTCTGGAAGCCCCCGTCCGCGAGCCCCGATGCCGGAGCAGCCGCGGGGGGCAGGGCTGCCGGGGCCGGAGCCGGCCGGGCCGCGGGAGCCGGGGCCGGGGCCGACTGCACGGTGTGGCCGCGGGCCTCCGCCGTCAGCTCGTTCCCCTTCTGCACGATCTCCTCGTACGAGAGGGTTTTCAGCTTCTGACTGAGCGGAGCGCGGAGAGCCCCTTGCAGCCACTCCACCATCTGCTCGTCGGTCTCGGCGAGCCGGTCGTGGTTCCCGTTGCGGATGTTCACGCGGTACTTGACGTAGCCGTCCTTCTCGAACTTCTTGATCGCCAGATCGTCACCCTCGAACGGGTGGGTGAAGTCCTGGCCGTACACGTCCTCGTCCTGGAGGAGCTCCACCATCTGCTCCAGGATCATCGACCCATAGGCCATGACCTGAATCCCCGCCTCGGGGTTCTTGCGGTCGACGATGTAGCTGTAGACGCGGAGCTTGGCGTTGTAGTCCTTGGCCCGCTTCGCGTCGACGGGGTTCCCCGTCGCATTCAAGCGATCCGCTTCCTCACAAGCCGGACACCGGCCGCCCCCATTCTCACGCGGGCATCCGAAGCTGAAATGCTTGTCGCCGCCGGACCAGTTGCGGAAGAAGTGCTCGTAGCCCATCACCCACGGCTCGGTCTGGCCCGGGGGTGGGGGGAGAAGGCGGACCACATTGATCCCGTCCTCCAGCTTGAAGTAGTTCCGGTTCCGGTTGGCGACGGCTTTTGCGGCCGCGGCTGCGGCGTCTTTCGTCACGCCACCGAATAGAGACTGGAGTCCGGTGTTGGGGGCAGGGGTAGGTTGGGTATCGGTCACTGGTACATTCCTTGCACTTCGAGCACGGTTTTCACGGTTTAGAATGCGGGCTCATCAGGACCCCGCCCGCCACTCTTACCGTATTCGGAGGGGCTTTGGCGAGCCTGCGCAACATCCATCGGCCGGGCCCGGAGCTCGGCGTTTAGCCGCATCCCTATCGCTGTGAGCATATCGCGCTTTACACGACCCACGTCGCACCAGGCCTTCCCCGCTTTCACCGCGACTTCCGCGAGGATGTAGGCGGTTCGAGCCTCGGCGTACTCGGGGTCGACGAGGACCGCGGAGTCGATGTCCCCTACCGTCGGGGTTCGGAGTCGGATCTCCACCCGCTTGTACTTGCGGCCCGCGGCGGCAGCCGTGTTCGCGGCCACATCGTCCGCCGCCCGCTCAGCCCGGAAGGCCTTCTTCGCCGCCTGGAGAAGCGCCTCCTTGTGGACCAGCTTCAACCTCGCCTCGGTGATCTCGAAGTGCATCTTGGCCTTCAAGTAGGTCTCCTCAGCGAGCACGTACTGATGGGCGAAGTGCGCGAGGATCTCCGGGGCCTCGATGAACTCCGCCTCGATGTCGTCGGGGTCGATCGAGAGAAACTTTCGGACCTGCTCGTAGGGGATCACGCTGCCACTGTCGTCCACTGCAACTCTCCATTCAGCTTGGGGACCTCGACAAGCTGACCCCACCTCGGGCCAGCCTCGACATCCGCCACGATCGGAACATCACCGCTCCACCACGACTCCATGATCGCCACGCACTGCTCCACGATGTCCTCGAACCAGTCCTCACGGATCTCCAGGATCATCGAGTCGTGCACGGTGCAGACGACGCGAGCCGGAAGTCGTTCCTCGACCAGCCAGCTCACCACCTCGTTGAGCGACCGGAGCATGTACTCGGCCGCGGAGCCCTGGACCGGGCTGTTGATGGCGCTGTTTCGCGCGGTGCTGGCCGCGGCCTCGTCCTCACCCGCGATGTCCCACAGCGGACGCCAACGCCCGGGCTCTCCATCGAAGTACGTGTAGACGTACCCATCCCGGCGACACCGGGCTATCTGGGTCTTGACCCACTGGTCCAGGTCCCCGAACTCGCCCATGATCGAAGCGATCAGGACCTTCGCCTTCGCCTTCGAGATCCCCAGGTCCTTGGCCAGGGTGCCCGCCCCGAGCCCGTAGAGGGTACCGAAGTTCACGGACTTGGCCGCGGAGCGGTAGGGCTTGATCTGATCCTTGTCGTAGCCCTCCATCGTGGCCTGGGGGATCCCCCAGGCTGCCGAGCTGATCAACTCCGCCGTTCGTCGGTGGAGGTCGAGCCCGTCTTGGAAGACCTTGCACATCACCTTGTCGCCCGAGAGGAGCGCTGCGACGCGATACTCCAGCTGCGAGTAGTCGATCTGCGCGAGACGCCAGCCGGGGGCAGCACGGAAGATGTTCTTGACCATCTTCGCCATCACCGGGCTCCGGCTCGGGATGTTCTGCATGTTGGGGTCGCTCGACGAGAACCGGCCCGTGGTGGTCCCGGTAATGTTGAAGGACCCGTGGATGCGACCATCCCCCCGAATGTGGTCGAGCAGATTCCACGCGTACCGGGAGCGGATCGTGTCGTACTCCTTGTAGGTCAGCAACGACTCGATCACCGGGTGACGGTCGCGCAGCTTCTCCAGCACGTCAGCCGCGACCGAGGGGAGACCCGTCGCGGTGGTCTCCAAGATCGGAAGCCGGAGGGTCCCGTAGAGATACTCGGTCAGGGCCTCGCGCTTGGCCGGGTCAGGACACCCCGCGGCGCGCAGCTTGGAGGACCTCTTCTCCAGCTCGGCATCGACGAACCGGCCCACGTTTTCGATCTGCGCACGGTCGGCGAGGAACCCCCACCGTTCGATCTGGCCGATGGTCCGCGCCGCGGGCTCCAGCAGCACATCCCACGTCCGACGGAGGTTCGAGCGCGAGTTGATGCGCTCCTCCATCACCGTGGAGAGCAGCGAAGTGGCCACCGTGTCCAGCGCGCAGTACCGAGCTCGCAAGCCGTCGGGGACCACCCCGTACGCGAACGTCATGGTGTCGAGCCCGGGGTACTTGACCGCGGCCTCCAGCGGACGCGGCAGCATCCCCGGCAAGGTGATCATCGCCGCCTGCGTCTCCTCGATGGTCCGCGCGATGATGGACACCGCGTCGTCGAGGGCGGTGTCCATCTCCTCCTTGTGGCCTCCCATGCCGACCAGCTCAGCGCCGTACTGCAACCGGCCCATGGCGTCGGGGTCGTCCAGCTTCCGCCAGATCAGCGTGTCGCCCACGGGCCCGCGCACCTCGGCTCGGATGCGCTTGTCCTGCCTCACCGCGGAGATATCGACCTTGATGTTGTGGCCCGTCTTCTTGATCGACGCATCCGCGAACAGCTCGACCAACGGCGCGACTACCTCGGGGTCGTCCAGCCGGTCGACGTTCCAGACGTAGCACTCGGTGGTCCCCGTCGCCGCGATTGCCAGGGTGTCGACCTGGAAATACTCCGTCTGCGAGGGCCCGCTGTACTCCGTGTCGTAGGTCACCGAGCCATGGGCCCGGAGCCGCTCGACCGCCTCGCGCGAGTCCTCGGGGGTCTCGACCAGCGAGTACAACACGTCCCACGGCGGGGGCTTGGGATGCGCCGTCAGAGCCCACCCCAGGTCTTCGATCAGGTGCTCCCGCCGGAAGTCGTTGCGGAGGATGTTCCCGGTGCTCCCGGTGACCTCGGCCTGGCACTGGAGCGCCGGCATCATGAACACCTTCGCGCCGTTCGAGAGGTAGGCGTAGCCCCGCCGCGCGCTCAGCGGGGGGACCTTGCGGTTGAGGAGCGAAAATGTGGCCTGACCTCCGAAGGCGAGGATCCGCGCAGGCTTGATGGCCTCGACTACGCCCGCGAGGTAGGGCCGGCACGCCGCGACCATCGTGTCCGTCGGCTTGCGCGAACCCGCGGCGCAGCGGATCCCGTAAGTGTAGACCACCGGCCCGTTCCACATCTTCTCCAGCTGCATCCGCAGCCATTGCGCTGCGTCGCCGGAGAACGCGACGCCGATCGTGTCCTCGTCGCGGGTCGGGTAGGTCCCCACCACGAGCAGCGTGTTCTCGCCGACGGTCCCCTCCGGGGGGAGACACACCACACGCGCCCCCGAGTGCAGGTCGCAAGCCTGGCACCCGGGGTTGTGGTTCGCGGGGCTGACCAGCTCCACGCCGGACCGCCGCTCCGTGTAGAGCGGAAGTCGCTTCACCCCTTCACCGCGATGCCCAGCAAGTTGAGGGCGGACAGGACGCGACGCTCGACCTTCTCCTTGGTCTTCGCCGCCGCGAGGGCCTTCGAGCGATCTTGGAAGCCCCACATCTGCTCGACCAGCCGGTTGGTGTCCACCCCACCCGCGTGGGTGGAGTCGTTCTCGATCACCCACTGCATCAGGCGATTGATCTTGCGGCTCTCCAGCACTTCCTCGGGAGGCTCGGGGAGGCTGCCGGCGGGGGCGGGGGCCGAAGGGACACCCGGGTCGACATCGGTGACCCCGGGGACCACGCCGTCCGGCTCCACGGGGACGTACTCGATCACCTGGCCCTGCAACCCGATCAGCACGCAGTCCCCCGAGTCGAGGACCACCGACCAGACCTCGCCATGAACCGTGTCCGCCATCTCCGCCGTCAGCACCTTCTGGCCCTGGTAATCGTCGCCGGGCCGATAATGGACCTGGGACCGGGCTTCTCGCCGATCGAGATTGCCCTTCTGACCCTGGGGCTGGGACTTGTAGTAGGCGAGCACCTCGTTCGGATCGCGGCCCGGACGCGTGAGTTTCTCCGCGGTCTCTGCGAGCGACTTCGCCTTTTCCTCCAGGGTGCGGCGAGCGGAGTCGGGTATCTGGGCCCCGAGCTCGACCGCCTGGTTGCTCAGGTCCGGCCCCCAGGGAGGACTCGCTTCGGTTGGTGGTTTGGGGTCCACATCTACGCCGCGCTCCTCGTGCGGTGGTGGGGTTGGCGTGACCGGTTTCTGGACCGCCTGCACCTTCGGTGGTGTCGGTTCTGGGGACTTCCGGTCCGCGACTGGAAGCGTGACCCGTGGCCCGGGGGTGGGCGCGGGCCCAGGACTTGGTGGTGAGGCCGCCTCCGCGCCGGCGTAGGGAGCCGGGCGGACCACGTCTTGGGGTGCCTGACAGGGATCGGTCTGGCGCTTCTGCTCCACCGCCCACTCACGGAGGGCCACGAGCTGGTCCAGCTCCATCAGCTGCGCCAACAGGAGCCGCGCCTTCGCGGCCTCGACCCCGCGGATCTCCATCAGCTGCGTGCGATCGTGCCAGACGACCTCGTGGGGCTCCCCCAACAACTCGAACTCGAACCCGAACACGGTTTGCTTGACTTGTTTCATTCGGTCTTCTCCGGCACCCGCTCGACGCGGGGACTATCGATCGAAGCGCGAGCCGCCTTGCGGAGATCCGCCGGGTCGACTCGCCTATCGTTGGGGTCACGCCCCGGCGGAAGTCTTACCGCGCCGGCCCGTATTCCCTCAAGGCGCAAACGCCACATAAACCGCTCGCCCTCGCGCCAGGCGTCCCCGTCCAGACACACGGCGATCGGCCGCCTCGTCTGCTTCAACACAGCGACGTGGTCCTCGATCGGCTTCCCCAGCCCGCCCAAGCAGTCGGGCCAGTAGAGGGCCCCGTCAAGAACCCCCTCCATCAGGAGCGCGGGGTCGTCCGTCTCCTCGGTGAGCGCAACCTCGTTGAACAGCCGATCCCGGGTCATGCCCGGCGGGTACATGTACGGGGACGGAGCCTTCGGAAACCAACACCGAGCGGTGAACCCCCACCACACCCCAGCGGCGTCCGTGTGGGGGATGATCAGCCGACCGGCGTAGTCCCCCGTGACCGCAGCGCCCATGCCAACCGCTTCGCGGATAGCCAAGTCGAACCCCCGACTCTCTGCGTATTGGACCGCGGGTTGCAGGGAGAGGGCTTGTAGCGAGACCTCGGTCCAGAGCGGCTCGAACCAATCGGGAGCCGTCTTCGCGCGGTACCCCTCGTGATTGAAGTCCTCGCTCTTGTGGTCGGTGACCCATCCCCCGATCACCCCACGAGTCGCGCAGCGGAAGCACTTGTAGTAGCCGAACGGGAAGTAGATGGCGAAGGACCCCCGGCGATCTGGCGTCCCCACCTTGGTCACGCAGAACGGGCACTGCGTTCGTGCCCAGCCCGACCGAGCGGGCCGAAGCCCAGCCACGGCTCCGCGCGCGAGGTCGTCCCGGTAATCGTCGCGCGGGCTCATTGGACCTCGGTGGCGAAGGGACTGAGAGCGGCGACAACTTGGTCCGCCTTCCAGGCATCCGTGGGGGAGGCCCCAGCCTGCACCCGGGGGGAGATCGTGGTGACTCGGCCGAAGTCCCAATCGGTGGGGATCGGCCCGAGCTCCACATCACTAGCGCCCATCTTTTGCTTGCAAAGATAGAGCCAGAACTCTTGCTCCTCCGGGAAGTAGTTGAGGGAAACAACCACCGTGGCGATCCGCCCCTTGTGGCGACTGTCCGCCATATCCCCGAGCTTGGCGAACTTCTGCCCGCGTTTTAGCTCCTTGGTCTGACTCGCGGTCGCCACCACGATCGAGTTGTCCTTGGCGATCGCCACGAGCCCGTTGTAGACGTTGCGCATCACCACGTAGTCGGACCGGTCTCCCGTGGACCCGTCGCCCATCCGGTCGGCGTAGTCGATGGCGACCAAGTCGACCTTGCGGCCCTCGGCGTCCTCGACCTCCTTGCGCCAGTCGTCGATGTCCGCGGGGGTCGTCAGCCCGGTGTCCAGCTCCTTGACGTAGAGGGAGCCCAGCCGGTCCATCATCGCGGCGTAGCGCTCCGCGGCTTCCTTGGTCTGCCCGGCGAGGATTCGCTTGAAGGGGATGTTGGTCAGGTCGGCGAAGATCTTGGCCTTGACCATCGAGACGGGGAGCTCGTTGGTCCCGTAGAGGACCAGCCCACCCTCGCGGAGGTTCGCCCCCGCCATCTGCCCGAGACCCGTCGACTTGCCCGAGTTCGCGCCACCGAGAAGGACGTACAGCGACTTCCGCGGGACCCCGCCTTCGAGGTAGTCGTCCAAGCGGGGCATCCCCGTGGGGAGCTTCTCGGTGAGGGTGGAATCCATTTCCCGGAACGAGGCCGCCCCGAGCTTGGACCCCAGCGACGTGTCCACAAACCCGAGCTGGTCGATCCGCTCCAGCCGGCGCCGAAGCTCGGTCGAGTCGAGCCCCATCAGCGCGTCGCGCAAGGCGTCCCCGCGCATACGCTCGCGTAGCTGCGGGAGGAACACCCCCATCACCTTCTCCATCGGCGGGAGGTCCTGGTCGAGACAATCTTCCAAGTACCCCAGCGAGAGGAGCGTGTCGTCGAGGGTGATCTTTCCGTCCTCCAGCGACATCTGCCGAAGTTGCTGAGCCACGACCACAGACGACCCCGGGCCCTCCCCGGTCTCCGTGAAGCACTTCGCGCAGGCTTCGACGATGGTCTGAGCCTCACGGGTGGGGAAGCAGCTCGACACCACCCCGCCGCGGACCGCCCCGTAGAAGCGGCGATCCCGGACGAGGTAGGCGATCACCGCCCGCTCGAAGTCCGGGTCCAGCGTGTAGGGGTCGCTCACCAGGGCCACCGCCCCGCACGAAACTCCGCCAGATCTCGCGCGTAGCGAGCCTGCATATCACGCCGGCAAAGATCCACTTCGCGGTCAAAATACCCTGGCGGGAAGAACGCCGCGACCATGCGATCAACATCTTGCTGAGTCGCCGCCGGATTGCGCATCGCTGCCATGATCTCGGCGCGACAGTCTTTCCAGCGCTCCAGCAGGAGCTCTAGCCGGTTCGGCATCCAGAAGGGACACCCCCAGTCCCCACCCTGCTCACGACACGGCGCGCGGAGCTGGTCGATCAGACTCGGGGCGAAGACCTGCTCCAGCCGCGGGGGGACCCACGTGCGGTTCTCGTCGCGCGCTGCGTCCTTGGTGTACTGGAAGAACCACACCGCCCACAGATAGGGGCTCACTCGGTGGCGTTCGAGGTGGTCCGCGGCTTTGACCAACAGACCCATCTGTCGCTTGCTCGCGCCTCGGGAGAACAGACCCGGGGCCTGGCCGGTGTGCTTGTGGACCGCAGCTCGGTAGGCGGCCAACAGCATGGCGACTCGGCGGGGGGTCGGGTCCGTCTTCGCCACCTTGGGGCGCGGAGGCGCTTGGTAGTGACCGGTGACCTCGGTCGGGCGGACGGGGAAGTGTTCGGGGACCTGAATGTTGCGTGAGCCGCGCGCTTGCGCGTGGCCTTTCCCCTTTAGGGGAAAGCTCGTCCCTACATCTCCTGCCACTCCTACAGGCGCCGAGTCCTCCGGCGAGGTTGGCGTCGCAGGATGGGCTGGGGGCCTGTCTTCGGGACTTGCGGCTACCGCGCAACAGGCGACGCGAGGGGCGACGACCCGGCGACGGGCGGCGTTATTGTACGGGATAGGGGTGCTTTGGCTGACAGCCCTTGCCACCGCTGGCGGAACGCGCACATACTCAGTGTGCTGTTCACGCACCCCCATGACTGCGCGAATCCGACACCCCCCGCCGGTCCGCCGGCCGGTGTTCACGACCAGGCCGATTTCCTCCAACCGGCGGAGGTACGCGCGCACCATCCGCTCGCTGGGGGCCTTTCGGGGCTTGGTCAGCTTCGCCCACCACTCCCCGAGCTTGCGCGCGAGGGTCGCCACTTTGAACCGGACCAGCCCGTGGCGGTCCCGGACTTGAAGTAGGTTCCGGTACACGCTCCAGGCGTTCGACCCCAGGTACTCGGCGAGCGAGCGGCGATGCACCCGGACGGATCCGCGGTCGGGGTCGTTTTCAGTCGGAAAAGGGTTGGCGTAGCTTGGGGAAAGAGATACACTTCCGATTGTCACAGCATCGGCTTTCTTGTGGGTGCGTGGTAACACCCACAAACTGACCCCGGGGGTTCGCCCTCGGGGTTTTTTTGTTGTTGGGGGAGCGAGTGTGGCGGGTCGGGCGACCCACCGTCAAGGGAGGTAACGCCGCACCAGCGCGTCGTTGACCTGGGCCGGGGTAGGGAGTTGGTGGAGGGCGAGGCGGGGGTCCCGGATCCGCGACGCCGCCGGGGGCGGGACCAAGAGGAGCTCGACCCGCTCGTCGCCCTCGCAGAGGCCCAGCCGCGCGGGCTGGACCTTCAAGAGCAGGTACCTCCGCGCGAGCTCCAGCAGCTCACGCGCATCAGCACACCGCGCGAGCGCGGCGAAGCGGACCCCGTGGAAGTGGGGGTAGGCGACGCGGGCCTGCACGACCCGGATCAGGTCCACCGTGGTCAGCTCGCCGAACTGCCGCACGAGCAGGGATCGGCGGATGGGGACCAGCGGTTGTCCCGACCCCACCCAGTGGGCTTGATCGTAGAGGTCGCGGAGGACCTTGTCGTCCTCGGTCAACGCGTCGGGCCCTACCGGGGGGTCGGCCATCAGGGCCTCCAAGAGGAGCTCACTTGCCATCGAGGACCCCATACTTCACGGCTTCGATCGGGGCGAGTACATGCACGGGGTAACCCTCCATCTGGTAGCTCTCCATCCGCGACTTCGAGTGGTCCTCGAACCACTTCATCCGGGTCTTTCGCGCCCGCTTTGTTGCGGCGCTGACCTCCTCGGGGTCCTGGTCGTAGATCTCCCAGACCTCGACCTCGTCTTTCACGAGCGCCCCCGCCGAGTCGTGGACCACACGAGTACCACGTCCCACGCGTTGCACGGCTTCGATGTTGCTGGCGCCCGCTGTCCCAATGATCAACGAGGCCAGCTCGGGGATGTCGGTCCCGGTCTGCCAGACCTTGGTGCAGATCACCACGTCGAGGTCCCCCCACCGCAGCTGGCGGATCAGATCTGCCCGGCGCGATTGCGAACACTTCCCGTGGACGAACTCGACCCGCACCTTCCCCCGGCTGCGCAGCTCCGCGAGGAGCGTCTTCCCGTGGACCTCGCGCTTCACGAACAGGAGCGCGGGGTGGTTGGCCTTCTCGGCGAGCCGGACCAACACTCGGTTCCGCGCAACGGACTTGACCACGACCTCGGCATAGGCGCCGTTGTAGGTCTTGTTCTTGGGGGGCGTTCCGACCACTGGCACAAACCGGATCGTCGGTCGGGAGATCAGCTTGGCGGCGATCAGCTCGGTCGCGGGGACGCGGTAAATCACCTCCCCGAGCGCGCTGATGATGAACATGTTCCGCCGATCTCCGCGGGCGAGCGCGGTCCCGGACATCCCGAACCGGTAGTAGGCGTTCGGGATCGACATGGCGACCCCGTAGAAGTTGTCCGCGGGGAGCTGATGGACCTCGTCCACGATGAACCCCTGGAAGCCCGCGAGGAACTCGGTGGTCGAGTCGTGGGTGTCCGGCGCCCGGAGACGCGCCGAGAGAGTCTGGAAGGTGGCCGAGACCACCCGGCACCCGTCGACCTTCCAGACGCCGTCCCCAACCCGTCCGCACGCCTCCCCGGTGCGCTTCTCGTAGCGCTCCGCGAAGTTGAGCATCAGATCCGCCTCGGGGGCGAGGAAGATCCACCGGATGTCGGGGACCGCCTTGACGATCCCGCACGCGATCTCGGTCTTCCCCGAGCCCGTCGGCAGCCAGAGAATCCCGCGGGTCCGCGTCAAACACCGCTCTACGGCGCGCAGCTGGAAGGGGGTCCCGTCGAGGAGCTTTCGGTCGGCCAGCCAAGCGAGGTCGGTGGACGGATCGAACTCGGCGGGGCGCGTCCGCATGTCGAAGACCTGGGTTGGGAACCCTTGCTTCTCCGCCGACCGGAGAACCTTCGCTGTGAGCCCCGCGGGAAACGACTTCCGATGATAGTTGTACAACCGGCGTTGCTTGGACCCTGAGTAGCCGACCTGGCCATTGGACATGTAGAAGGACTGCGAGCTGTCCTCGAACTGGAGGTACCCCGTGAGCCAGCCGATCTCCTCGTCCGAGGCCTCTACGCGCGTCTCCTGGTTCGTCAGGAACAGGCGCATGGGGTTAGAGTCCGAACGCGGCGGCGGCCTGGGGCCCGACGTACTTGACCACGCTGGCCAGCTTGACGTAGCGGGCTGCCCCCACCTGGGTCCCTTCGATCTTGGAATCGTCCAGCCACCGATAGACGGTGCTCGGCGCGACGTGGAGGCTTGCGGCGACATCCGGGACTGGGTGATAGCCGCGCTTCTTCATCGCGGCGATTTGGTCGTCACGGTACACGCGACGGGATTTTTCGGTCTTCTTTGCCATGGATGGGTTCTCTCCTATTACTTGTATGTCAGACATCTTTCGTGTCGTCAAGGATGGCCAGCAGGCCATCGCCGGTGGTCCCTCCATCGGCGGCCTCCAGGAGCACCGCCTTGACCCGAGCCCGGTCCGCCTCCCGGCGGAACTTCAAGGTGAGGGCCCAGATCTTGTCCTCGTCTTCCTCGACCGTCTCGGGAGGCGCCGACTCCGGCACCCGCTCACGGAGGGCTGCGTCCTCGTCCCGGAGGCGGGTCGCGTCGAGGAGCTCGAAGATCTCCTCCGCCGAGAACCCGGGGGCCAAGCTCTCGGTGTTGAAGTCCTGGTCCGAGAGCCGCCGGACTTCGATCGCCGTCGAGGAGAGGTCGAGCTCCCCGCGCAGCCGGTTCATGGCGATCCGGTCCCGCCGACGGTGGAGAACCCGAGCTCGATCGCCGCGCGGATCCGGTGGTGCCCGTCCGAGATGATGTACTTGTGGACCCCCTCGGGGTCGAGGGTGACCTTGATCGCGCTGTCGAAGCCCACCTCCGCGATGTAGTCCCGCAGGGCCATGTACTGCTCCAGCGGCATCCGGTTAGGGTTGTCCGATGGGCAGTACACGTCCCGGGGGTCGATCATTGCGATGGGGCTGGGGGTTTGGGTAGATGTCATTCCCCCTACCCTACAGGCAATCCCATCTCTCGCGCCAGTCGCTCCGCGGCCACAGATCGCCGCAATCGTTTGCGCATCCGAGCGACCGCGCTGTACACGTCCTGGCGCGACACCCCGGCCTCCGCGGCGATCTCTTGCGGCCGCGCTTCCCCGAGCAAGACCGGCACTGCCAGGTCCAAGTCCAGGTCCGCGCCGACCTCCCGCAGTAGAGCCTGGACCTCCAGCCGCATCTGCTCGCGGCCTAGCGACTCCTCGCAGTCGACCACCTCGGCGCCCTCCGCTTCCTCCAGGTCCGCGGTGTGAAACCGCCACCCGACCCCATCGCTTGCCTTCACGGGGGCACGGGTCTGCGTGGCGAACCGGCGGACCGCGAAGTAGGCCGCCCGGGCCAGGTAGGCCCGGGCTGGTCCGCGGGTCGGGTCATACCTCCCCGCCTTGGCGGCGGTGAGCATGGCCACCCATGCGGTCTGGATCAGGTCCTCGCGGGGGACCGACGGGTAGCGAGGCTGGTAGGCCGACGCGACTTGCTCCGCGAGGGCCTGCACATCGGGCTGCGCCAGACTAAGCACCGGCCGAGTTCTCCATCTCCGCCGACATGGCCGCGGCCGTGCTCGCCGCACTCAGGTCCTCCAGCTGGTCCCGCAGCGAGTCCATCCGCCGCCCCAAGATCGACTCGTAGCGCTCCACCTTCTGCGCCATGGCCTCGCACCGCGTGGCACGGGTTCGCAGCGCGCGGGGTCCGAGCTTGCCCTCGGCGAGCTCCGCCATGATCCCCTCCGCCTCGGCGACCGCCTCGCGGCCGATCGCGTCGAGGATCGCTTCGATCGCGTCGTCCGTGGGCATGGCGGGGATCTCGAAGGTGCGGAAGCTGGTCGCTTCGCGCAGGGCGTGCGCGACTTGCCGGAACTTGCTCAGTTGGTTGTTGGGGATGAAGTAGAAACCGCCCGTGGGGCGAAGTGCGACGCAATCGCACTTCTTGACCCAGCTGGTCAGGTACCCGCTCACATCCGCGGCGGTCAGCGCATCGAGGGCCGCCGTGTAGGCCTCCCCGACTTGACCGGTGAGCCCCTCGGGGTCGTCGCCGTGTCCGACGACCACGCCCGCGCAGAGCTGAATCTTGACGTTCTGGGTGAGCTCCAGATCCCCGTCGCGCTCGCGCTCGTCGATCAGGTGGTAGGTGTCCACCCCCGCTTGCCGCGAAAAACGCGCGAAACGATGCTTGGTCTCCATGCCTTTGATGGCACGAAAGAATGCGGTGTTCGGAGTTGGGAGAGGGGGCAGGTCGTTGGGGTCATTGATCCCATGCACTGCAAGGGCGCCGACCAGGTTTGCGTAATCGCAGGCCCCTCCGGTGAGCGACCAGTAAACGATGGCCCCGGTGGAGTCGGTGTCGAGGCCGGGGGTAACAACGAAGGTGTTCATGGTGTTCATCTTGGTTCTCGTCTTTCGTGCGGCGTGCAATCGGCCGCCACGCAACCTAGCGAAGTGTTCCATCTATTGCAAGCGGTAAAACAAGAAAACCGCCGATTTTTTGTCGGCGGTTTTCACGTGGTCGAAAGTGAGCGTATTACGCAGCGGCGGAAGACTCGGACTCGGACGCGGGCTCGACCACGGTCAGGTGTCCCTTCTGGACGAAAAACACCCGGCCCTTGCTGTCACAGATCGGGACGTACTTCTTCCGCAGCGGCCCGTGGACGGTGAGGGTCTCCGCGGGGTCGAACGCGTCGACGTAGTTCTCGCGGGCCTTCTCCTTGACCACGACCTTGGCGCCCGTCTCGAACGCGGCGGAGGCCTTCGAGGCGGAAGCGACCTTCTTACCCCGCTGGGGGAAGTTCTCGGGGAGCCGACCGTAGGCGTCGACCAGCTCCTTGAACAGCTCGGCGGATGCTTCGAGGCTCGCCAGGATGTCGTCGCGGTTGATCCCGTGCTCCGCCCACTCCTCGGCGTCGGTGCAGGCCACCATGGCGATCTGCTTTGCCAGCGTCCGCGTGGAGAAGCTCTCCAGGTCGAGGGCGCGGCGTTGTGGCCACGGAGCCCGGGGTTTCTTCTTGGGGGCCTCCGCGGCCGGGGCTGCGGCGGTGTCCGTCGCAGGGGTCTCGGAGGGGACTTGGGTGTCGGAGGTCGTCTCGGTCATGCTGGGTTCTTACTGGAAGTCTGCAAAAGATGGTCCAATGCGTGAATCACACAATGTGTGGTCCGTCATGTTGACCATGTCTTTTATCTCTTGCATCTGCCCCATCGAACGCATAAGTTCCCCCCATCGCCGGGCCGAATCGCAAACACCAACCGCAAGAAGCACCACAGGAAACGCCATCATGAACCTCAACATCTTCCGCGCCAACTTGTTCACCCCCGGTCTCAACGGACGATGGGGCCTCCCTCGCATCTACTGGGGCCCGCCCGGGGTCGGGAAGTCGGCCAAGACCTCGGTCACCGTGCGATCCATGGGCCTCATGTGCCTGGTGATCCTGAGTTCGATCCGGGACCCGAGCGACTTCCTCGGGCTGCCGGTGCCACAGATCAACGCCGACGGGACGACCGTGGTCACCTACTCACCGCCCGACTGGGCCGTGGAGGCCGCGAAGCACCGCCACGTGGTGGTGTTCTTCGACGAGATCTCGACCGCGGCTCCGAGCGTGCAAGCGGCCCTCCTGCGGGTGATCTTGGACGGCGTGGTCGGGGGCCTGCAACTGCCCCCGGAGGTTCGGTTCGTCGCTGCGGCGAACCCGGAGAAGCTGGTGGCCGCGGGCGGGTTCGACATGTCGGCCCCGCTGGCGAACCGCTTCGGACACGAGAACACCCACTTGACCGATGATGGGAAGGGCGCGCTCGGATACGACGACCTCGACGAGTGGGTCGACTGGCTGATCGGCTCGGGCGAATCCGCCCCCGAGGTCGAGGACACCTTCGACGCTGCGGCCGAGGAAGCCCGGGTCCTGGAGCTCTGGCCCTCGGCCTACGCCCGGGCCCGGGGTGAGATCGTCGGCTTCCTCAAATCCGCCGCTGGCGGGCCCGGGGTGTTGTTCAACATGCCGGAGCAGAACGACCCCCGGGCGAGCCGGGCCTGGGCCTCGCCGCGCTCGTGGGAGTGCGCGGTCCGAGCGCTCGCGTCGGGTCGGGTGCATGGGCTCTCGGAGATGGACGTGGACCGGTGGATGGCCAGCCACGTCGGGGTCGGGCCCATCGCGCAGTTTCGCGCCTTCATCTCGGAGGCGAACATGCCCGACCCGGAGGCCCTGCTCGATGGCAAGGTGGGCTGGGAGCACGACCCCGCGCGCCTGGATCGGACGCTCTCGGTTCTCACCGGCTGCGTGTCGCTGGTGACCTCCCCCGGCTGCGCGAACCAACCCAAGCGCATGGAGAAGCTCTGGGAGATCATGACCCCGATCGCGGACCAGGCCGCGGACGTGTGTGTCCCCGCGGTGCAGACCCTGATTCGGAAGAACCTGGCCTTCGGGAAGGCTGCGGCCAAGCCCCTCGCCAAGATGCGGCCGATCATGAAGGCCGCCGGGGTCATCCGCTAAACGCGCATTTCGAGGGCCTGGCCATGCTGGGCCCTCGACTCGATTGTTTCACGGGAAACAGTGTGGAGCGTGAGATGGCACTCTCGACAAAGCCAAACGACCGTCCTGGGGTCGGAGTAGTCGGGGTGGTGAGCCTGCACCGATTTGGACCCACAGCGACAACGGTTCTTGGAGAGCTTCCCCCGGCGGACCAGGACGTTGGTGTAGGGCCGGGTGTTGGCCTTCCTCCGTTGCTCGGGACTCAACTCCTGATGCCGGGGCCGGTTTTCGCGCATATAGGCGGCGTGGCAACCCTGGCAGTAGGACCCCGACCGCGCCCCGGACTGCCGCCGCGGAGCCACCCCGCATTTTACGCACTTCTGTTCCACAGAAACACTATCCCTTCCCGGTAAGATTTCGGCAACCCTCCCATATTTCATGTTTACACACTGCAAAAGATGGGGTAGACTCCCGCTATGACCACCCAGCTAACACCCGCACAAAAGTTGTCCGCGGCCCGCTATCGCGCGTGCTTTGTTCACGCGCCTTACCTGGCGGTGGCGATCAACAACATGATCCCCACGATTCAAGCGGACTTCCCAAGTTTCGCAATCTCGGAGACCCTCCACCTGATTCTCGGGGAGAAGTGCCTGAATGAGTGGACCGTGGATCAGATCGCATGGGCGCTGATCCACGAGGTCTCGCACCCGCTCCGCAACCACTTCTCACGCGCGAAGCGGATGGGGGTCTCGGCCTCGGACGCGGCGATCGTCAACGCCTGCCAAGACGCCGAGATCAACGACGACTTCCCCGGAGACCCCAAGAAGTGCTTGCCGGAGGGCTTCTGCTGGCTGCCGGCCGACCTCGACAACCAGGAGCCGGGGAAGCTGTGGGAGGAATACTACAACAACCTACCCAAGAACGGCGCCGGCCAGAAGTTCATCCCCGGACACCCCGAGCTGGGGGAGGACAGGAAGGACCAGCAAGGACCCGGCAACCCGGGCGCCCGCGGGACGAAACCTGGCTTGCCCGAGGAAGGCGGCCAGTGTGGGTCCGGTGCCACGGGGGTGCCCGTCGACGGCGAGCCGGAGGCGGCCGAGGGAACGGGCCACGCGGGCAAGTCGGAGGCCGAGATCTCGCGCATTCGGGAGCAGGTCGCCGCCGAGGTCCAGAACCAAGCGCAGCAAGGGCGCGGGTCGGTCCCGGCGGGATGGCTGCGCTGGTCGGAGGAGTACCTCAAACCCCCCACGATCCCATGGCAGCAAAAGCTCCGCCGGGCCGCTCGTCGCGGGTTCGCGCATCGTGCGGGGCAGACGGACTACCGGTATGACCGGCCGTCGCGGCGTCAGTGGGGGGTGGGCATCGGCCCCGGACACCCGATCTTGCCCCGGATGTACGCCCCGATCCCCGTGGTCAAGGGCGCGTTCGACACGAGCGGCAGCATGGACCAGGAGGCGATCAGGACCAGCCTCTCGGAGTGGAAGGCCATCATGAAGGAGCTGAGCCTGCCCCTGGAGATCTACGCCTGCGATGCTGCGGTTCACTCGGCCGTCAAGGTGCGGACGATCCGCGAAGCCATGGCGGCGATGCGCGGGGGTGGCGGAACCGACTTCCGCCCCATCTTCAAGGCGGTCAAGGCCGCCGGCCCAGACCCGGACGTGCTCGCCATCTTCACCGATGGGGACGGCCCTGCCCCCGAGGTCAATCCCCTGCCCCGGACCCGGATCTTGTGGGTGTTGGTGGATTCGTGCTGGGGGTCCACGGTACCGTACAGCTCCAAGGGGAAGCCCGTCACCTACGGGGAGATCATTCGGATGGATCCCCCGAGCCTGAGAAACATCATGCGCATTCTAGTCAAAGTTTTGCACCCCGAGAATGGCAAGGGCCCCACGGAGTGGGAGGTCAAACGCCAGTACATCACGACCTACAAGGAATACTGCGGGCTCTCCTCTGAGGAGCTGGCCTACACCCGGGTGGCGTTCCTGGGGGACGACGAGAATCCCAAGGAGTTCGACCGGTCCGCGGAGTATGATTGACCGGTGCGCCCCCTTCGACTGATCTCCCTGGTCCTGGCCCTCGCCTCCGTCCTCATGCTTGTCGGCTGCGGGGGCCCGTGGAAAACAACCTACGTCTCCGCGGCCACGACCAAGGAGCTGGTGACCACCGTCCACAAGGAGACGTGGTCGGAGCCGCTGCGGGAGCGCAAGACCAAGTGCGGGGCGGAGCTCGACCCCGAGGTCCACACCAAAGCGGACTTCGACCGATGCACCGAGCCGTTCACCGAGGCCGCGGCGGCCAAGGTCGTCCAGGCCCTGGAGGTATACCAGGTCGCGGCCACGGCTCTGTCCGCGGTCCTGATGGCCACGGACCCCGCGAACCCGGACAAGGCCGCGCTCCGGGCTGCGCTCGCCGAGGCTATCGAGGCCGCGACCCAGCTTCTACAGCTGCTCCCCGAGGGGGACCGGCACCTGAAAACCCTCAACAACTTGGTGAAGTAGACATGGGCATCGCAGCAATCATCGGCGCCGTCGTATCGGCGGTCCTCACCGGCATCCAGACCAGCATCAAGACGGGCAAGGCCATCCGCGAGGCGATCGCGGATTCACTCGAAGAAGCGAGCGCGGCCGTGCGCGCTGGGAAGCTGATCCCGAACGAGGCCCTGGCCCGCGCCCGCGAGGACCTGGAGCTCGTCTCGGATCTCCGCAACAAGTTCAAGGACTGACATGCGCGGCCGGTTCATCGTCTTCGAGGGGATCGACGGGGCCGGGACCACGACCCAAGCAACCCGCCTCGCCAAACATCTGGACGCGCAGCTGGAGCGGGAGCCCGCGGACCCCTACCTCGCGGGGGTCATCCGGGCATCACTCGGACCCAACGCGCCTCAACGCTACACGGCGGTCCAGCTGGCGGTGTTGTTCTCGGCGGACCGAGTGCTCCACTACGAGGGGGACATCCGCCCGGCGCTGGAGCGCGGCACACACGTGGTGTGCGATCGCTACACGCTCTCGACGTGGGCCTACCAGCGGCCGGGGTTCGAGGCTGCGGAGACCCATCTCCGGTTCCTGCTCCGGGTGACCCCGCCGCCGGACCTGACCATCGTGCTCGACCTCCCTCCCCCCGCCGCGCTCGCACGGATGGAGGACCGCCCCTACCTCGACTCGTTCGAGCTCGATCGGCCCCTCCAGGAGAAGGTCCGGGAGCTCTACCTCGCGGAGGCCCGGACCAACCCGGCGGTGGTCGTGATCGACGCAAGTCGACCCCCGGACATCGTCTTCGGCCAGGTCCTCGCGGCGATCGGGGAGCTCGACCTCGCGTGATCGTCTTCGGCTTCGACCCCGGGACCAAGTTCGGGTGGAGCGTGTTCGTCGACGGTGTCCGCGTCGCCTCGGGAGTGTGGCTGACCAACCCCAAGGACTCGCATCCGGGGTACCGGTTCGAGTACGCGCGCAAGCAGCTGCTCTGGGTGTTCGGGAAGTACCCCGGGCCCGCGCGGATCGGCTACGAGGACATCAACGTCACCGTCTTCCGCGACAAGAACAACCTCCGGGTCTACGCCGGGTTGGTCGCGGCGATGCTCCAGGCCGCGTCGATCGCCGGGATCACCGACATCCAGGGGGTCGGCCCGAAGACGCTCAAGAAGCACGCGACGGGGACCGGCAACGCGACCAAGGCCCTGATGATCGACGCGTGCATCAAGAAGTTCGACGTGGCGCCCGACTCGGACGACGAGGCGGACGCCATCTGGGTCGGGGACTACTACTCGAAGGCTGCATGACGACCATCTACCTCTACATCGCCGCGCGCCAGGACCCCCACCCCATCACCGGGAAGAAGTGTCTCCGCGGCCGCATGGTCCTGGAGACGGGCGAGGAAGTCGCGGAGCTCTACGCCCACGACCAGGACGCCTTGTTCGAGCAAGCGAAGCATCCCGAGCTGATCCCCAAGGATCACCGGGTCGCGTTCGTCGAGGAGCCCGCCCGTCACCCGGTCCTGAGCAAGATCCTCGCGGCCGAGGAAGCCCCCGAGGGAGGGCCGCCCGGGGCCGAGTTCTTCGAGCCCGAGAACCTGGAGCTCCTACATCGGGAGCACCATCTGTGTGGGACGTGCCTACACGAGAAGGTGTGTGCGGTGGCGACCCACCCACTGGCGGGTCAGCTCCTGTTGACGATCGCCGGTTGCCGAGGCTACTCGCCCGGGTCCGTCGACACCGAGGACTCGGGTGGCGCGGGCGGTTCCGACTGACTCGGGGCGGGCTCCTCCGAGTCAGCCGGCTCCACCCGCTTCCCAATCCCGCGGATGGCGGCCCCGATCATGAACAACAGCAAGACCTGGCGAGGGGTGAGCATCGCCAGGAACGACTCGTCCATGGTGAGCTGGAGCAGGGCGTCCGCCAGTAGAGCGAACGCAGTGGTGAGGGCAGCCACGATATCGACTAGGGTCAGCTTCATGATGGGATCTCGGTAACGGCGGTGTCCCCAAGCAGTCGATCAGCGCTTCGGGTCAGGGACCGGATGGTGATGAGGAGAAGGCTCGCCTGCACGGGGTAGTCCGAGCGAACGACCTCCGCGACTTCCAGTAGCGCACGCTTCGCGGCGGCCACTTCAACGAGGTGGCGGAGGATGGTTTCCTGGCGCTCGTGTTCGTCCATGCTTGCGTATCACTCGCTGGAGGTCATCCAGGTACTCGGCGGACTTGGCACGCAAGGGGTGCTCGGGATCAACGACCCGCGCCAACGTCCGTTGGTACTGGTGCTCCGATTCGAGCAAAGATCGTGGATCGAAGCCATCGGGAACAGAGAGGAGTTGGAGGGTTGGTGCAGCCACTGATTACTCCGTGAGGTCCCCCAGGGGGTTGGCCGGATCGTACCCGACTTTTCCACCTTCGCGCGCGGCCTTGATGGCGTTGGCCTTCGCACGCCCCTCCTGGACCGACTCCGGCTCCTGTACGCTCCGCGCCCTCGGCGAGATGTGGTCGATCTTGTCGACGATGTAGTCCGTGGTCTCCGAGAGCTGGACCTGCTGGTCGAGCTGGATCTCCACGATCCGGTCGATCTTGGTGTCCGTCAGCGCTTGCTTCCGTTCTAGCTCGACCATCGGGGTCGAGACGGCGTTCTCCATCGCCTCGGTCTCCCTTGCCTGCTCGACCCCCTCCGCGACCGTGGGGTCCGGCTTGTTGGACTGGACGTACCCGAGCAACCCAGCGGCACCAGCCAGGAGCGTCGCCAGGGGTCCGAGGACCCACTTCTTGATGAACTCGCGGTTTTTCGTCCGTACCTGTTGGCTCTTGACCTGCTCGTTTATGAGCTCTCGGATCAAGGCCTCGGTGGTCCGGGTGTCGTCGCGGGCGCGGAGGTTCTCCGCCTGGAGCTGGCGGATTTGCGTCAGCTCCGCGCGCAGCTCATTCGATACTGCGCGAACTGCGGAATCCGTGGCCCCACCCGACATGCCGGCAGAGTACCACAAGGGTGGTCCATGGATACCCATCTGTCGCGTTATGCGACAGTGTCCTTTCGACTACTGCGCGGACGAGAAGACCATCAATCGCCAGGAGATAGCGAAGTTCTTGACCAGCCCGGCGTTGGCGCCCCACTCGGTCCGAATGGCCATCTGGCCACTACCCAGCGATTGCAGCGAGATCGAGGCGAAGTCGTCAGCCCCGCCATTCAGGAGCGTTGGCGTGAACGTCATGTTCCCGAGCACCGTCCCAGAGCCGGCAGCTTGGCTCAGCGCTCCGGTGAAGTGGTAATGAGTCGCATCGACGGGGTTCGAGCTGTCGTCCCAGAACAGGAGGTCACCTTCGACCCCAACAACCGTTGTCTGGACCGCGGAACCGCCACGGTTCCAAATCACCAAATCCTTCTCGGTAATCCCTGCGCCCAAGGTGTGGGTGGTGGTGAAGCCGTGCTCGCGGAGGGGGGACTGGGTTCCCTCGTGAAGGAATGTCCACGACGAGGCGGTGTTCGCTGCGTCCCTTGGGGTCCGCTGAATCTGCGCTCCGTTCCCAATGCCCACCAGCATCAGGGCGTCGATCCGCGCACCCGCGTCGAAATCGATCGCAGCGCTGAAATCCCACGCTCCGGTAACGGTTTCCGCGGCGGCGATTCGGGTCGCCTTTTGGGCGAGGTCGTCCAGCGCATCCGCCACGCTCCCCACCGAGGCGTACCGGGTGGAGAAGGTCAAGTCGTCGAATCCGACCTTCCCCGCCCCGTCGAAGCCCGGCCCAATGCCGGCCAGGTCGGTCACGATTCGGTCGAGGGTCGCCTCGATGTCGGTTGCCACCGCGGTGCTGACTGGTGTCCCATCCTTCCAGTTCGCCAGGTTGGCCCGGTCCACCCCCACAAGCGAAGCACCCGGGATCCCCTGGTCACTCAGGTCCGCGACGATCCCGTTTAGCGCGGCGGTAACCTGGGTCGCGGCCTTGAAGTCCGCCCACGCGACATCGCCCACCGGCGTGAACGTGATCGCGGTCCCCGGGTGAGCGTTCCCCAAGTTCGCAATGTGCGTATTCAGCTCAGTCAGGACCCCCTGCATCGCTTGGGGGATCGGACCTACCCGGATGCTCGCGGGGGCGGACGCGGTGAGGTTGAAGATCCACTCGAACCGAGAGTTGGGCTTGGTGACCACGTCCGCCGACTCGATGGCGGCGTCTTCGATCTGCGTGTCCCCGTGGGCCAGAAGGAAGTCGGCGATCAACAACGCGTCGGGGAGTAGCCCCGGCCGGGTCGCCGTACCTGAGGCTGCTTCCGCTCCCTGGACCACGACGAACGAGTAGCCCTCGTCCTGGCGGTAGTAAACGGGGACCCCGTTCCCGAAACGCAGGTCACTGGCGACGCGCTCGAACTGGACGACCACCGAGACCCACTTCTCGTTGCCGGGGTTGGCGACCGCGGTGGGGCTGCCCCCGGAGTCCACGCTCACGTCGAGGGTCACCGAGCTGGGCATGAAGATCCGCCGACCCTCTTGGTCGTAGGCCTTTCCGGGACCCCCGATGTCTACCGTCAAGTCGGGGATCGGCGCGTGCTCGACCACCCCGAACCCGGAGACCACCCCGATATAGGCTTGGTCCGACATCAACGCACGGTCAGCCGCCTCGAAGTTCGCCTGGAGCTGGTCCAGGTCACTCTCCTGCACCAGCTGCTCAAAGTAGAAGTCGAGAAGATTCGCCATGTCGTTAGCCTCCGAGAACAGTCGACTCCCCGAGGGAGCTCACACCGAGATACCAGTACGTGGTGGGCGTCACAACATCCCCGGGCTCGCGGACCCCAAGGATGTGCTCGTGCGCGGGCTTCATGTAGGTGGCGATCTTCACCATCTTGTCGCGCTGGTCTTCGGTGAGCAGGAGCGGCGAGACGATGTAGAACGAGTACCAGAGCGGAGAACCCGAGGATGGGCCGATCTTGGTCGACACCCCGAGGTAGTCCACGCCGATCCGCCAGTAGTCCCGGTCATTCAGGATGTCCAGCTCGACCTCGATGCCGAGGAAAAACCGGATTGCATTGATGATGCCGGGCTGAGTCCCCTTCTGCTTGTAGATACTAAGCAGGACTCGTGCCAACTTTCGCTTTTCGAGGACGGAAAGCGAGAGAAACGTGAAGGGGTTTCCGAGGTCCCGCAGAATCGCATTCAGGAACGGTTCGGGGGCTCGGTCGATGTCGATGATCTCGGTCCACCGGTCTACCGAGTGGAGGAGCAGATCGACCACATCCTGGAGGCAAAGGACGAACTTTCGCAGCGGCCGATCCGGGAAGGCCTCGTCGCGCCGCCGGTCCGTGTCCGAGAGCATGTCCCACAGCGCGAAGCTCCGACCCGGGGGACCCACCGGCCGGAACGCCGTGAACTCCACGCTGTTGGCAGCGGGGTTCACCGCGTTTCTCTGCGCATCCTCGACCCCCACCACCGAGACCTCGTAGAGCGCCCCGTAGGAGAGCTCGATGTTCGTGGCCAGGTCCACCTGGTACGCGGTGACCAGGGTGACCCCGGTCACCACAACCTGCACCGCGGGGCTCGACTTGGGGGTGAGCGTGTACGCGGTGGGGTCGTCCGCTCCGATGCCGACCGGCTCGGAGAAGGTCACACGGACCTGGCGCTGATCCCGAGCCTGCGCCGCGGTGACGGTGGGGGCGATCGTGTCGGCCGAGGTCCAGCTCCACGTCTCGGCGATCGTGTCCCCAGCGAGGGTCTCCGCGACGACGCGAACGGGGACCAGCTCCTCCGAGGCCAGGGCCCCGATCGCGGAGGCGTCGATCTCGAACTCCACATCTCGGGAGGCGGGGCCCGTCGCGGTCGTGACGGTGCCGGAGTACCCGGGGTTGAACCCTCCATCGTAGACCTGGACCCCCCGAACGTAGACCTGGGTCTTGGTCAGGTCGATGGCACTCGCCGTGGTGTTGAGCAGGTGGAACCGGAGCTCCCCGAGCACGTCCGCGGGCCATCCGACGGACTCGGGTGGGGGGTACTGGTTGGCCAGCTCGATGGCATCGGCGGTTTCGTCGAAGTCGAGGAAGTCGACCCACACCGCCGGGAGTTCGAGCTCGACCGGGTCCGCCCCCGTCGTGGCCACGCGCAGCTCCAGCCGGACGGTCTGGGATCCGGCGAGGCCGCTCAGATTCACCGCCACGTCCCCCAGCGCATACTCGGCGGGGGCGTCCGGGGTCGTCACCCATGGGCAGGGGATCTCGACCTCGTAGGTCCCCACGCGGGCGACGAACACCCAGTACCCCGGCAGCTCCCCCCGCCAGCGCGCGGCGCCCCGAAGCCGGAGGATCTTCGCGTCGTTGACCGCGGCCGCTTGCTCAGCTCGGAAGTAGTCGCCATCCGCAAAGGTCCAGGTCTCCCCCGACCGGTCGCTCCCGAGCACCAAGGACCACCGTCCGACCGTGCCCAGCGTCAGCGCCGTGGGCAGCTGGATCACGTTCTGCGCCGCGCCCCCGAGGACCTTCAAGCTCGCGGTAGGTCCGGTGGCGTCCGTCGAGACCCGCACGCGACCCGCCTCGGCGATCGCGGAGATCCCCGGGATCGCGTTGAACACCGCCGCCACGGCTGCCGCGCTGGTGTCCGACGAGGCAAATTCGACCCCCATGGTGGGTCCGCCGTTGATCGACAGGAGCAAGAGCTCCTCGTCCTCCAGGGCGAAGGGCTCCGATGCCAACGACACCAGCACCGCGGGCGCGGGGTTGTCGCGCGGGTCGGACTCGTGGGTCGCCGGTTGGAGCCGGCCCTGGTCCCGGCCCAAGCGGTAGGTGAAGGGATCGGCCATCAGATCGTGCGCGCGAGGGTGACGTGATCGACTCCGCCGATCACCCCGCTCGTGGAGCTGCGGAAGGCGAAGCCCGCTCGCCCACCCGAGTCGAGGCCGGGAGATCCGCTGTTGACCCCCAGGACATCGTCGGTGAAGTCGGCCATGCCGGCGATCGCCGTCCAGACCGGAGCGGTCACGGGGTTGGCGTCGAGATCGTTGCGGAAACACCGCAAGATCACGTCCCCGCTGGGGTTCACGATCACGTCCAGTCGCAGGTGGACCCAGTCCCCGAGGTCGATCGACTCGGTCGACTTGCGGAGGATGCCCTGCTCGCCCACGTTCGCGTCGGGGAGCCCCCCGACCAGCGTCCCCTTGCGGAGCACGATCGCCCCAGGGTCGCCCGCGCTCAGCCCGAGGAGGTAGCCCTCCGCGACCTGGACATCGTCGCTCTGGGCCTGGAAGAACAGGAACGACGACATCGCCGCGGGGTCACCCGAGAGCCGCAGCAGCGAGCCCGTGATCTGCCCGCCGTTATTCCCGGGGATCGGATTGAAGTTGGCGACGTTTGCTCGAAGCGCGACGATGCCGGTGACCCCGTTGGCGATAGCGCGGAACCCGTAGAGATGGGTGCCGCCGCCGTTCGGCCGATCGATCCCCGCGGTGACTCCTCGCGCAACCGAAGCCGCGTCGAGAGAGTTGCTCATGATGGCCCAATCGGTAGACGCCATGTTTCACTTCCCTTACAGGACCGGGTTCCGGTCCGCGCCGCCCCACTGTACGTCAGGTCGGACGGCTCCGTCGAACGCCTTGTAGATCTGGCTCGGCTGCGTCCCGCCGGTCCCGACCACGATCCCCGTCGAGGTCAGATCCGTGACTCGAACCCGCGCCCCGGACTGGACCGCGGTGACCTCCAGGGGAAGGTCGTTCACGCGCGCGGTGAGTTCGGCCGCCACGTCCGACGGACCATCGCCGCCAAGCGCAACATACGCAGTGGGGAAGCCGTTGACGACGATGGCGTAGGTGTGCCCCGTGGTCACCGCAGCGACCAGGATCTCGGAGTGGACCGCCGAGTAGGGCGTGAAGCCATCCGAGGTCGTGCCCTGGCCGAACACCAGGTTCGTGAGCGCCCCCAGGAACGTGGTGTCGCCCTCGTTGCCGCTCCACTGCTCGTTGAAGTCCTCGACCGCCTCACCATCGAACTGGGCCGTGGTCGTGGTCCCGAGCGCTTGCGTGTCCCCCTCATTGCCGGGAGTCGCGGGCCAGCCCTGCGCGAAGGCCTCGAACGCCGTGCCCGGGGGATAGGCGGTGTTGAACCCCGCAGCCACGACCGCCGGCAGCTCGGAGACCAGGGGTAGCCACAGGTCGAACACCTCCGCGAGGTAGATCCCCCCAAAGAGTGCGGGGTTCACGATCCCCAGCTCCGTCAGGTCGTCCTCGGCGGACAGCCATCCGATGGTGAAGTCCTCCACGGCGAGGAACGAAACCCCAACCGCGAACTCCGCGAACTCCCACACGCTGGAGGTCGAGCTGAGTGTCCAGCCTTGCGCGGTGCCGGGCGCCGTCTCGCCACACGCAAGCGTCTCCGGGAAGGCCAGCGCAAGGTTGGCCGCGCCCCCGATCACCGAGAAGCACTGGTCCGCCCCCGAGGCCAACAACGCGAGCTCCACCTGCGCGCCGGAGGCTGTCGCCTCGAACGACTCGGCCTGCGCGTTGATGCGGGCAACGACTTCCGCCACTGAGGCCGCCGCGATGTCCACGAAGAACTGCACCCCGCTCGCCCCCGCCGGGAAGGCGAAAGTCGCAGCCGCGGTACCGCCGGTGACATTGATCAGCGAGGCGGACCCCTTGGTCTGGCTGGCGATCGCAACCGCCCCGTCCACGGGCCAGGCTTCCCCGCCTCCGACCGCCGCGAGGATGTCGGCCGCGACCTCGGCAGCCATCGCGGCGCTGATCGTTTGGATGTAGCCCGTCCCCGCGACGCCCGCGGGGAACCCCAGCGCAGCCGCGGCGTTCCCGTCGATCACCCGGACCAAGGCGGTCGCGCCCTTGAAGACGGTCGTGAGCTCGACCTCGGTCGGGGTCGCCGCGACCGTCACACCCGAGAGCGCGGCGTCGAGGACCGCAACAACCTCCGCGGCGGTGGCCGCCGTGATGTCGGCGAAGTCCTCCGCGTTGAAGACCACGTAGGTGGGGACCCCGTTGATCTCCACCCCGAGGAACTGGCCGTCCGCGAGCGCAAACGGCTGCGAGTTCCCGCTGGTCAGGACCGATGGGGTCGCCTCGTTGAAGGTGACCAGCTGAGCCGGGCCGCCGTCCACCGCTACGGTCAGCGTCCAACCCGCGGTTAGCGCGTACGGGCCGACATTCGCGGCCACGATGGTGGACTTGGAGCCGACCTCGAACACCAGCTCCTCGCCCCCCGCGGGGGTCTCGACTTCGAGCGTGGCCCCGTCAAGTAGGAGAAACGGAGCTGCGCCGCCGGAAAGCAGCGTCGCCACGGTTCCCCCGGCGATCTCGAACGAGGGGTTGAGGTACGCGGCCGCGGTCACAGAACCTCCCCGGTGTCCCCGTCACGCAGCGTGATCACCCCGAGCACCGGGAACTCGTAGAGCTCCAGCGGGGCGTCCGCGTGCGACCCGTTGATCGTGAAGTCCTGGGGGCGGTCGCCGATCTTGCGAACACCCGTCGACGCCGCCACGACCTCGGCGAGCAGCTCCCCCATCAGCGGGATCTCCCGGGCGGGGGTCCCGTCCGCTTGCTTGCCCGCGAACCCGAACCCGATCTTTTCGTTGGGGGTCCCGTCGAGGTTCTCCAGCTGGAAGAACTCGGCCATCTTGGCCCGGACGTTGTTGCCAACCTGCGAAGGGGTGAACCCCGGCTTGCGGAACAACGTGATGTCGAAGTCGAAGGTCGCGTAGAGGGGGTCCACCACCTCGACCCGGAAGGTGACCGTGTTGGGCTTGGTGACCGTCACCGCTTCGAGGACCAGGTCCTTCAAGACCGACGTGGGCAGGCCTCCCCCGACCGGGATCACGTAGAGGAACCCGCGGTTCTCGGGGATCCCCGGAGCCTGGTCCGCCGTGAGCATGAGCGCCCGCGCGACCCCTTGGACCGCCTCGGCCCCGATCTCGTAGTCGTCGAGGGCCACCGTCCGGTCTGAGACCCGGACCGACCTTGGCGCACGGAGCTTGATCTGCTCCGTCGACATCCGATCGGTCCCCCCGCTCGCGCGCGTCGGGTTGTTGACCGAGACCTGCACGGGGTTGCCGAGCTCGTCCGTGAAGGAGCCGTCGATCCGCGTGATCGTGTTGGCCTCCACGTTGCCCGCTCGCCCGCCGCCGGTCTTGTACTGCGCGCTGATCAACCCCACCGGGATCGCGCCCGTCACCCCGTCCCCGAACCGGAGGTTCGCGCGGTGCGAGGCGTCCACCGAGACGACCACGTGGCGATCGAGGGCCCCGCTGTCCAAGTGCGAGTCCACGAGCGTGTAGGCGCCGTTCCCCGCGAGCACGACCAGCGAGTCATCGAGGTAGGGCGCTCCCGAGAGGCGGAACTCCTGGTCCGTGAGCCCGGTCGACTGGAAGTCCTCCTCGTAGTTCGCGGAGTTCTCGACGGTGACGAACGCCTGGGGTGGGTCCGTCCCCGCGGGGATCGTCAGCTCACCGATGAACTGGAAGCGCGCGGGCGCGTCGACATCCCGAGTTCGGACCTCCTGCCCGTCGGAGAAGACCACGTCCGCGAGGGGGACCTTGTCGAGCGTGACCAGGATGTCGGCACTCGCCGCGCTCGCCCCGGGCGTAGCGAACCCCAGCATCCGGGCGATCTTGATCGCGTTCTCGCGCAGCTCCAGGTCCGTCAGCCGCGACTCCTTGGCCTGGTTGTCCTGGTAGAACCCCAGGTAGTCGAACACGAACGCGAACAGCTCCTTGAGGATGTTCCCGAAGCTCGCCGCGGTGTGGTCGGTCCAGTCGGGGTACACGCCCGCGAGCAGATTGTTGAGCCGCGCAACAATCGCGTCGAAGTCCTTGTCCGTGTAGTCGAGGTTTTCGGGGAGGATCGCCATCATGCACCGCTAGGAGAGGAAGACGGTCTGCCGGATGTCCGCAGCTCGCCGCCTCCCAAGAATCGCATAGAGCACGCCGATCCGCAGGATCTGCCCCGGTGGGGACCCCGGGGTCTGGTTCTCCTCGAAGTTCACGAGCGCGCCTTTGACGGTGATGCGCGGCTCCCAGATGCGAAGGGCGTCCACCACGTAGTACCGCGCGAGCTCCGAAGTCCCTTCCTCGGCGCCCATGTGGCGGAGTCGGTACAGGACGGACCCGAAGCTCGACTTCCACGGGTACTCGCCTCGGCTGGTGTCCGTGCGGCAGCGGACCGAGAGGATCTGCTCGACCGAGGCCCGGATCGCCGCCTCCCCACACCCATGCTCGAAGTCGCCCCGGCCATCTCGGCGGAACGGCGCGACCACCCCACACCCCTGGAGCTCCCCCACAATGTCCGCGTCCGGCCGGAGGACACGCGCCTCGAACGGGGCTTGCGTGGTCTCGGGCAGAGTCGCCGGTTGCTGGAGAAGCCATTCGAGGTCCTGGGGCATGTCACAGCTCGTTTAGGCTCGTGTCGAAGGCTGCGACCCGCAGCCGGGGAGCGGTGGGCCATCCACCGACTCGGCGAAGACGGTACCGGAATCCGTTGACCACCGCGACCCGGACCGAGTTCTGGAGGTACCGCGGAGCGAAACTCGTCCCGTCGTGGATCACCTCGTACGAGCCATCGTCGAACAGCGCGAACACCATCACCGAATGCAGGTCCCCATCCGCGTCCGTCACGGTGAACCCGAGCTCGGTGTCCGGGAGGATCCTCGCTGCCAGGTCAGGGGTCACCGCCGAGACGATCGGCGGGTTCGGGCTTGGACCGGCTCCGCTTCCGGGCACCCCGGGCGCGTTGGTGACCGTGTACGCCCGGGAAGCGGTCACCAGGTTTCCCGAGGGGTCCGAGGCGGTCACTCGCAAGGTGAAGTTCTCCCACCACCCACCACTCTGCCGCGCGGCCAGCTCCACGCCGCCGGCGATCGCCGTGTTTGTGGACGTGGAGAACTGACCCGCAAACGCGCCCCCGGAGTACACGACCTCGGCGTACCCGCTCGGGGTGAAGACCACCGAGGCTTCGATCAGGGCGAGGACCTCTTTGTCGTCCGTCACCCGGAAGACGACCGCATCATTTGCAAGAATCGCACCAGCCGGGGTGATGATTGAGATCACCGGCGCAACGGGGTCCGTCAGGTCCTCGGCCGCGGGGCCCAGCATGGCGACGAGCTCCCCAGGGAGTCCTCGGGCGGTGGAGGGCCCCCGCATCAGCGCGGACAAGTCGGCATTTAGCGCGGCCATTACGCAGTCTCCGGCGCCGTGGATCCGTCCCACGGGACGATGAAGCCCCCGAGGGTCCCCGAGAGCACGAGGAACTGGGGAGTCGCAGCGTTGGAGGGGTAGGTGTCCCCCACCGAACCGCCCACCGTCGACTGCACATGCCAGAGGTCCGTGGCCTGCCCCAGCCGCCCGCGCATCGCGTCGGACTCGGCGAACCACCAGATCGGCCACAACAGCGGCGCGCCGGTAGCCGGAAGCGAGTTCAAGGTCTGGTACCCGACCCCACCGTTCCACCCCCACGAGAGCGCGATCACCCCCCCACAGTCGACCTGACGGCGGTCCGACTCCATCCCCAAGACGAAAGACCCGCCCGATGTCCCCGTGAAGGCGTCGTCGTCTGCGTGAACCGACTCTAGGTTCGCCCCCAAGATCATGGCCACCACTGGACTCAGCCAGTTTCCGGGAGGGTTGGTCGGGACCTCGAATCGCCAGAACCCCATGAGGATATTGGAGAGGTAGATCAGGACGTTCCAGACCTCCCCGTCGTCGCTCGCCATCACGTGCCACTTCCAGTTACGGGCGGAACCGAGGGCCGAACCGGACCAGGACCCCGAGGTCGTCGAAGACCCATCGCGCAACATCGCCTCGTCCGACGCGGTTGGGCGCGCGGTAGCGCTTCCCCCGGTGAACCCCGTCACACTCAGGTAGGCGCAGAGCGAGGCTCCGTCCCCCGAGGACGTGTTTTGACAGGCGAGTAGGAGCTCAACCCCCAAAGCAGCATGAGCCAAGACGATCCAAGAGTGAGCCGCGCTCGCAGGGGAGGAGTCGGTCCCCAGCACCCACGCAAGGTCAGCGATGGTATTCCACCGGTCCACCCCGTCGAGACCCGCCGCGCTCGCGTTGGAGGAGCCGACCACCGTCCACGGGACCGTGAAGGTCGCCCCGTCGATCAGCGCGTTCTTGATCCCGAGGAGAAGCGACTTCCGGTCATTGGTCCCATCGATGATCCCCCCGACCTGCGTCGAATCACCGGCGATCGCGTTGTTGAGGTCGAACTCGTAGGTTTTGATCAGCGCGGGGAGGGCCATGGGGAGCTCCTATCGAACGAGGGGGACAGACCCGTCCCAGGGGAAGACGAGCACCCCAAACTGGACCAGGGCGTTGGAAGACGCGGGGTACCCCCGCCCAGTGTAGCCCGCGGTGGGGGCATACCAGAGGTCCGCGACGCGACCAAAGAATCCAGTCCACCCAGCGGTCTGGCAAGCCAACCCCACCTCGGACAACGTGAGCCGCCCATCGTAGGGGTTCGGCGTCGTGAGCAGCTCGGACGCGGAAAGGTTCCGCCACGCCGACGACGGCTGCGCGAGGTAGTAGTCCACCTTCGCCCCCGCGTTGCTCCGCCCCGCCGTGTGGGCCCCGTCATACGTGGTGGCGAGCGTGATCGAATCGGTGTCGTCGGTTCCACTTTGTTCGATCCGCGCAACCCAAGGGTGGGTGAGGACAAGCCCTGGGGTGTCCACGATTTCGTCGAACAGCCAAAACCCGATGGTCACCCCGTTGAAGATGGTGACAACGCGAGTCGCCTTCCCATCTGCCGAGTGCTGGATGTGGACCAGGTACGTTCGAGGGGTGTTGGTGTCGTCGCCAGAACCCCACCCCCCGCGCGTGGTCGCCGTCCCTGAGAGGATTTGGACCTCCGCGGCAGACGTGGGGCGCGCAGTGACCGACCCTCCCGTGAAAGGGGTCCCCACCGGGGCCACGAACGCCTGCGCCCCGGCGCCGTCGAAGTTGGCGGAGTTGTAGCAGTCGAACAGGAGCTGGATGCCCAGCTGGCTGTTTTGCAGGACGATCCATGAGCGCTGCCCCGAGAGAGAGCTACTCCACCGGAGGTCGGCGATGGTGCTCCACCGGTCTACCCCGTCCATCGCACCCGCAAGCAACGCGAACGACGAGGACCCAGCGACAGTCCAAGGATTCAGCGCGAACCCCGTGAGCGTGTTCTTCAAGTGGAGAAGAAGATTCTTCCGGTATTCGGTTCCGTCCGTGGTCCCCCCGGCTTGGGTTGTTTCGCCGGTAATGACCGTGTTGTTGGCGAACTGCCAGGTCCGCTCCAGTACAGGGTTGACGTTAGTCACAGGGTGCTCAGCAGTCGTCCGCGCTGACGCGGAGAGAGAAGGGGAGCTCGAACGAGAGGAGGCTCGCCAGGTAGTTGAGGAAGTCGATCAGGTCCCGCAGCAGCTGGATGAACCCATCGGTGAGTGTCGGAGATCCGATCTCGGGAATGCACGGGAGGTTCAACAGTTTCAAGAAGCTGTTGATGATCCCGATGATCCGGTTGATCGGGGCCGCCTGCTCCCCCTGGAAGATCAAGATGCGGTCCAGGTCTCCCGTCGCGCAGTCGAGGATCGGCCCCAGGATAATGTCCGTGTTCGCGGCGGCCGTCTGCGCGGCCAAGATTCGGAGCGCGTACTCTTGTTGCCGGAGCAGGTTGTTGATCAGCCCCCGGAGGTAGAGGGCCAGGTTTTGCAGGAACCCCGCCAAGAGGGCCGGAAGCGAGAGCTGCGGAATCAGTTTCAGGAGCGCGTTGATGCGCTGCGCCAGGTTGGGCAGGCACTCGACGATCTTCTCCGGGTCCAAGGTCGCCGTCGCCTTGACGCAATCAAAGATAGCGAGGATTGCATCAATGATGTTGAAAGTAGGTTGGAGAGGAGCGAGCGCCGTGTTGAGCTTGGCCATCACGTCTTGGGCAAGCTCCATACCCCCCACGGGGATCAGGCTCGGGATGGCCGCGCAGATCTCCCCGCCCCCGGGGAACGAGATGCACACCGCCCCGGGTTCCGCGGCAATCGCAAAGCAGAAGGTGTTGTAGTTCGCCAGCGGCATCAGATCGCCTTGTCGACCCCTTGGACCACCTTGCGGCCAGCAATCTGGATCACGTTGGCCTGGATGTCGATCAGCCCAAGGCTCCGCAGCGCGATGCCCCCGGGAGCGACGATCCCCAGGACCCCCTGCTCTCGGTCGAACTCCAGCATGAACCCGTGCCCCTCGAAGTCCTCGCCGAGCGACTTCGAGTTGAGGTAGAGCCGCCGCTTACCCTCGCGCTCGTCCGCGACGATTTGCCACTCCTCGGTCTCCATCAGGACCTTGACTTTGAGGCTAGCGTCGACCGCCTCGGTGGCCGTCTCGGCTTCCTCCTTGGCGGCCAGCACTGCGGACGGTTCTTCGCCGATCCCGTGGTGGCCGGGGAGGTAGCGGACCTTCTGTGGGTCGCCCCCGAGGAACCAGACGTAGACCTCGGCGCCGTCCTCGGGAGGGTAGTGCTGGCCCCGTTGCGCGCTCCCGCCCCCCAGGAGCCCCATGGGGTACGCCCACGCCCCGCCTTCCTCGGCGGTGAGCCCGGGGACGCACACGCGCACGCGCCCGCGCCCCTTGGGGTCCCGGTTGCTGGTCACGTACCCCTCGTGGACCCCGTAGTAGCGCGGGTCGAGTGCGTCGTCTGAGCTGGCCATTACTTCTTCCCTCGGTTGCCGGCGTCCACGTAGAAGGTCCGGGTCTCCCCGGTCTCGGGGTCCACGGTGGTGCGCGCGACCTTGTCCCGTGCGTCGGCCACGTCCTTGTCGTTGACCGTTCCGTTCGCCTTCGCATCCTCCTGGTTGGCGATGCGTTTCGCAAGCGAAAGCAGCGCGGTGGAGGCGGCGTAGACCTCGGTGAGCACGAGCTTCTCCGTCCCGGTCGCACGCTTCCCCTCGACTTGGACGACGCGGACCAGCGCGGTCGTGGTAGCGATCACCGCCTTCAACGCGGGGATCGAGAGGTCCTCCGCCTGCGCGACCGCGGCCGCCACCTTCTTCGCGGCGTCGATCACCGCGGGAGTCGTCGAAGCGGCGAGAGCTTGCGCGAGGGCTTGGGTAGCAGAGGCGAGAGCCGACGCGGCCGCGCTGGTCTCCCCGCCTTGGCCTTTCCCGCTGCCGCGCTTGGCCTGGTACCCGTCGGTGATCAACTTGAGGGACGTGAGGTAGCCCCCGGACCCGCTGAGTTCGTGTGCAGCGTCCTGCACGTAGTATTTGCCAGAGAGCCGGGTCCCGAATCCGCTGAGCTTGACCACCGCCTTCGCCAAGAGACTCGGGTCTCCCACGATGGTCATGGACATCTTCACCGCGCGCTGGGTCGCCTTGCGGAAGCGTCGCTTGGCGTCGGTCTCCGCTTCGCCCTGAGTCTGCTGGTTCCCCGCGACATCTTCCTCGTACGCGACCGGCTGATTCTCGCTGATCTTGCGCGTCGATGTCGTGGTCGCTCCCGTCTCGGGGTCCACTTCGAGGATGAACTCCTCCAGGGCCTTCACCTCTTGGAGCAGATCGCGGAGGTCGTCGGTCTCGTTGTCGGCGAGCCCGGTAATCGTTTCCTTGGTGTCGGGGTCGCGCGACTTGACCCGGACTCGGCCGGGCTTGCGGGTGATGTCGTTCTCGACGGACCACGAGATCACATCACCCTGGCCCGGGTCGGTGTAGTAGAGGATCTCGCGGAGGGGAGCTTGGGCCAGGTCGCGGGGGTGCGCGTGGAAGCCGTCAAAGTCCACGAAGAACTCGTAGCCCTCTTGCTCGCAGAGCTTCCGAATCATCTGCGCGTCGGTCAGGTTGTCCTGAGTGAGGATCTCGAACCGCTCGCTCGACTCGGCGATCTGGAGGTCCTCGGGCTGGTAGCCGTTCCGGGTCGCCAGCTCCCGGATCACGTCGGACCGGGTGACGTTCTCCCACGCCTGGCGGACCTTGATGCGGTCGAGCGTCACGTCCTTCGAGTGCGCCTCGATGGTGAGCTTGGTCGAGCCCTTGACCGAGCGGATCACCGCCTCGCGGAGTGGCGCGAGCTCCGAATCGTACCCGAAGGTGAACTGGATGATGTTTCCGTGAGCCCAGATCGGATCGTCGAAGTTCGAGAGGTCGAAGTTGTCCACCGTCAGGGTGAGCACATCGGCCTTGCGCTCCGCGTCCTTGAACGAGAGCGACTCGACCTTGGTCGAGAGGTTGACCGCCTGGCCCTTGGTCCCCGGCTTGCGCACGGCGACAAAGTAGACGGGCCCGCCACGGTCGCGCACGGCTAGCGCCTCCCCGGGGGAGTGAGCACGCGATCCCGAACCGTGCGGAGGCTCGGGACCACGAGTGTCTGGCCCTCCATCAGCGCGATGGTCGGATCGTGGATCGGCCGCGGCTGGAAGTCTGCGATGATCCACCACAGGGAATCCGAGTAGAACCCGGTCTCGGGGCGGTCCAGCGCGGCGTAGAACCGCGCAGCGATGTCGGTGAGTCGATCACCGGACTGCACTTGATAGAGCGTGTTGTCCGGCAGATCGACAAACCGGAACTTGGTTCGGTCCGTCAGGTAGTTCTTGATCGGGTCGCCCCCCGCGACTTGCTGGACGTAGCTATGGCGACTGTACAAACGAGGGGGCATCGGTCACTGGCCTCCCGGGGCTTCGCCCGTGCGGAGCACGCCGAAGGAGCGAGCGTCCTCGCTGGTCCAACGCACATCCCGCATTTCTTCAAACTGGCAGTCCGCGGTGAACTGCACCACTTCGCCGAACTGGTTGAATCGCTGGTTGTTGATGTTGAGCTGGATGATTTTGGTCGTCAACGAGAGGACGTTGGGCCACACAATCAGCGCTCGGGGAGGTTGTCCGCTGACGATGCTGTCCGCGTTGGCGCGGGGGTAGCAGAGCGCGTAGAGGAACTTCTTGACCTCGTCCCCGCCGGCCTTCTGCGCAGGGTCCCGCCCGAGGAAGAAGAACTTCATGGGGACCTGGAGGTTCCCCGTGTTGGTGTACTGGAGCGGCTGATGCGACAAACCGAGGACCGAGGGCCGCTGGTAGTTCACCTGCAAGTTCTCCTGGAACTGCGTCGGGTTGAACTGCATCACGAACCCCTCGTTGGTGACGAGGTTGAAGATGCGCACGCGCGGGGGTCGTTCGCCGGTGTCCACCATGGCTCAATCCTCCGCCGAAGCGTCCCCTCCGAAGCTGAGCGCGGAGGCCTTCTTCTGGCCCTTCAAGGTGGCTTGGCCCAACGCCTCCCCGTCCACGACCAGCTGGACCACCTGCGTGGTCTCGGTGGTCTTGCTGTTGGCCTCGGAGAGCACGGCCCGGAGTGCCGCAGCCTGACCATCCGCCGCAGCCGCGCGGGAGCTCGCTTCCTTCTCGGCCGCGCCGGCGATGTTGTTCTGGTAGGGCACCGTGGGGACGTTCGCGTACGCGAACTGTTGACCCATCTGTTGCTCGAAGTCCGCATCCAGCTGGCCCATGGTGGCCGCGGTGTCGCGGCTCCGACGGGCGCTGATGAAGTCGTCGAGGAACTCCGGGCGGACGGACTCGGGGAGCTGCGCGGCTACGTCGGCGAGCAGGTCGAGCAGGTTGTTGATCTGCTCCGCGACCGCGTTGAACACGCTCATGAAGTAGTCCGCGTACCCCCCGAAGATGCTCTCCAGGCCCTCCCCGAAGGCCTTGAAGGCCCCCTTGATGTCGCCATTCAGGAGCTTCCCGAACCCCTCGAAGAACAGAATGAGCCCGGCGAACACCGACTTGACCAGGCGCACCGCCCCGACCACGACCTCCACCCAGAACTGGATGATGCGGACGATCGCCGTGAACACGGCGAGCATGGGCCCGAGCACGGTAGTGGTGATGAACCCGATCACCTTGCCGAGGCCCTCGAAGAATCCTGTCGAGGTCCCGACCTGGGCATCCATGATCCCCAGCTCCTGCATCAGTGTGGAAATGGCTTCCCCGATGTCCGCAAAGGCCTCGCGGATCTGCGTGAAGAACGGCGAGAGTAGGACGAACCCCGCGCGGACCCCCTTCACCCAGCCGGCCCACATCGAGAGGTAAGCGGAGAGCAGGTTGATCACGATCGTGAGCACGCGCGCCACGATGCGACCGATCGTGGTTCCGATCTTCATGAACCGCTCGGAGGGTCCCATCGCGTTGTCGGCGTCGGAGCCCACGATTCGGAAGGCCTCGGCGACCTTGTTGACCGCCTGGCCGAAGGACTGGAACACGGGGAAGGCTTCCTCGACAAACCCCATGAACCCCGCTTTCAGGCCCTCGATGAACCGCTGGACCCGGTGCCCCCACTTGATCAAGACCGTGAGGAACATCAGCACTGGGGCGTTCTCCGGGCGCGTGAGCTTCTTCGCTACGTCCCCCGAGAAGAACCCGTCCTCCATGAACTGGAACAGCCCCTCGAAGAACAGCTGGACCCGCTCGATGATCGGCCTGAGTCGCGTCGCCAGGCCCCCGAGGTTCTTCTGGAAGGCGGCGTAGAGCGTCCCCATCACCGCCCCGATGCCGGCAAGGGCTGCTCCGATGCCGGCGATCGCGGGGGCGGCGGTGACCAGTGCGGAGACGAACGAGGCGATCGCCGGCCCCGCAACGGCGACTGTTCCCGCGACGACGAGAATCACACCCCCCAGGGCCAAGAGTGCGGAGCCAACGACCAGCGCGACGCCGACCATCTTCTGCATCTGCGGCGGGAGCTTCTGGAAAAGCTCGATCACCTGGTTGACCGCAATCCGAATCCCATTCACCACGGGCTCCAAAGCCTCGGCGAGCGGCTGCCCGAGCGTGACGGCCAGCGTCTCCACGGTTCCCTTCAACAACACGAGCTGCCCTGGGAGGGTATCGAGCAAGGCTTCCCGGAACTTCGCGGCCGTACCCTCGGCGCCCGCCATCGAGTCCCGCAGGAACTGCATGGCTTCGGCGCCCTTGATGATCTCCCCGTTGGCGTTGCGGATGCCCGTCGTGAGCTGCGAGGAGACGGCTTGGTACGCTGTGACGCCGAACCGCGAGTAGAGCTCGGTCGCAATCGCCACCCGCTCCGCGTCGTTCGTGTACTTCGACAACGCGTCGGTGGTGTCCATCACCACGTCCATGAAGGGGCGGAACTTGCCCTGCGCATCCGTCACCGACACGCCAACCGCTTTGAACTTGTCCGCGTTCTTGGCCATCATCGTGAGCGCAGAGCTCACGGCGTTCGCTGCTACGGATGCGTCAACACCGGTGTTTTTGACAAGCCCGATGCTCGGGAGCATCTCGTCGATCGACTGCTTGGTCAGGCCAGCGCCACGGGAAACCGTGCCCAAGGCGTTCTCCAGGTCGTTGGCCTGGAGCGCCGTGACGTTGGAGATCTTCAAGAGCTTGTCCGCGACCACACCCGCCTGGTCCGCCTCCAGGCTGAAAACCCGGAGTGCGGAAGCGGTGGTGGACGACGCCTGCGCGATGCCGATCTGGCCGCCCGCCGCGAGGTCGAGCGCGCCGCGGAAAGCCTGCATCGACTCGGCCGCATTCAGGCCCCGCACCCCGAGCTCCGCCAAGCCCTCGGCGGATTCTTTGGGGGAGAACTGGGTGTCGAGCCCCGCCTGGATTGCCGCCGCCGAGAGGTCTTCCAGGTCCTTGGCGGAGGCCCCAGTGATGGCGCCCACCTTGGCGATCACCTGCTCGAACTCGCCCGCGGCTTTGGCCGACTGGAACGCTACCGCGAGCCCACCCACGCCCGCGGCCATAGTGGCGGTCCCCACCATCATGGCTCCTTGCGCGGCCTGGGTGTTCTTCTGCGTCTTCTCGGTCGCGCGATCGAGCTTCCGGTAGTTCTTGTCGACCTTGTTCATCACCGGGGAGGCGCGATCCTCCGCGGTGAACAAGAACCCAAGACCGAACTGGTTGCGCGCCATCGTAGCTACTTCCGGGAGAGGGCCCGCGACTCGTCTTCCCAGCGCTCCCCGAGCCAACGATACCACCAGAGCAAGTCAAGCCACTCCAGTGACCTAATGTCGGACAGTGTCAGGTTGGTCCCCGAGCCCGGGTACCGCTTGTAGGTCAGCGTCGCCGCGAGGTTGAGGTAGGCTTCCCGGTCGGGGAGGTTGAGGAGCGTCAGGATCCCCGGCTCGGCCGTCGGACCTTCCGCCCTTCGGTAGAACGCCGCCGTTGCGGCGTCCAGAACTCGCCCTCCAAAGGGAGCGAGATGTCCTCCATGTGCCCGCAGTGGGGGCACTGGATCTCGATCGAAGTCTCGACCCCGCCGTCGACGAGGTCCATCTCGTCGATCAGCGCCATCGCGTCGGGGACATCCAGGCCCTTCGCCCACACGCGGATCTCCGCCTTGTGGTCGAGGAGCTTCCCCTCGGGGGTGAGGACCGAGACCACCCGCTGCGCGAGCGCGGTCGTGGCTTGCTGAGTCGGTGAGAGCTGGACGGCGGACACGGTCGTGTCCTCGTCCTCGCCGACCTGGAGCTTGAAGGTGACCTCGTGGTTGAGGATCTCCGCGGTGAAGCGATTCTCCGCGCGGAAGCACTCGATCGACGGATCCGGGAGCTCGTAGACGGGGAGGTCCTTGTTGATGTCCAGGCCCCAGTCGTAGCGCTTCCGACACGACGGGTCCGAGCACTGGACCCGGAAGTCGTACTGCGGGCCATGCGTGGCGCAGCGGATCTGGAGAAGCGCGTAGAACCGGTCGCACATCAGGACCTTGTCCATGTGGAGCTTCTCGGCCGAGAGCCGACCCTCGTACGCGGGTCCGAGCTCCAAGGTCTCGACCCAGCAGTTGGTGAGCACCGTGCGGCTCACGCGACGACGCTGGACCTCTTGGCGGTTGGCGAACACGTCCAGCTCCTCGCCGCGGAGACCGCGAACGACTCCCTTCAAGCCGGACGGACAGTGGATTTCGATCTGGGGCATGGTCTCGTCTTCTCGTCTTCTCGGCTGGACGAAAAGACCCCGGAAGCCGTAGGGCCCCGGGGTCCGACTCTCCTAGCTCCAGCTCCACGCCAGGAGAGCCCGCGGCACTAGGCCGCGAGGTTGGCGAGCCGCTTGAAGCCGGTGAACGCGAGGGTGACCATCTCCATGGTCTTCTCGCTGGCTCCACCGTCCCACTCGCCGCCCACGAACTTTTTGGGCCAGGCCTCGGTCAAGCGCCAGCGCTTCAACACGGTGCCATCACGATCCCGGACCACGATGTCGAGGCTCCGCTTGAACTCGGGGTTCACACGCCCTGTGTTCAACGCGTAGTCCGCGACGCTCTCGAACCACTCGTAGAGGTCGGAATCGTCCGCGACGGCCCCGCGCTCCAGGGTCACGTCAGCGAAGTTGAGCAGCCCCGGGTCCTTGACCGTGGGGACCAAGTCGCCCCCCTCGCGGTACTCGACCGTGTCGAACTCGGCGCTCAGCTCGGAGCACTTGTTGAACCCGGCGTGGGCGATCCCATCGATCTCGATGGTGAACTTGAACTTGTCCTCGAACGTGCGAGGCGCTCCTGCGATCGGCATGGGTCAGGGGTTCCTTTCGGGGTCGGGCGGGGTCAGGGGCGAGGGTTAGGCCTGGGCCAGCTCTTGTTCGAGCGCCCGGGTGTCCTGGACGAACTCCAGGATCACCCAGTCGACCGTCTTCTTGGTGGCCAGCCCGACGCGGATGCGGATCTGGTTGGAGAACACCACGGCGTCCGTGTTGAGGCCCGTGCCCACGTCGATGAAGAAGGCGGTCGCGGGGTTCTTGGTTCGGAACGCGTTCAACTTCATCTGCGCGATCAGGAACCGCTCGATCGTGCGGAAGACCTCGGACCGGAGCTCCCCGTCATGCGAGCGGTGGCGGGCGAACTGGATCCCCCGCTTGATCGACTGCTCGATGAAGATCACCCCGCGCTGCTCCGCGAGCCCCGGGAAGTTGCCGTCCGACTTCAAGGTCCGGGTCCCGTCGACGGCGAGCGCCCCGAAGGTGTTGGAGATCGGGTTGATCAGCTTCGGGTAGACCAGGTCGCGGACGTTCTCCTTCAAGACCTGGTGCCGCTCCGCGCCGTCGGGGTCGTCTTCGAGACCGACCACACTGCGGAGGTAGCCGAGCTCGCCCGCGGGCGCGTCGTAGACCCCACCGGGCCGGGCCGAGTCCACCCGAGCCATGAGCCCACAGATGTGGCCGGAGTTGGGAACGGTGATGTGGTCCGCGGACCCGAACACCGCCTTGTTCGGGTTGAGGATCTTGACCCGCGGCCAGAACACCCCGATGTGCTCGGAGTTGTCGATCAGTCCGGCCGTCACCTCGATGTACTGGATGATCGCCGCGGCATTCAGCGCAGCCGGCGGGTCCAAGACGGCGAACAGCGACCGGCCCCGCGTGACTTCCGCGTATTGGGTCATCGCGTTGGCGACCGCAGCCGTGGCCCGACTGGGGCAGGCGAGCAGCGTCCCGTCACTGACCACGTCGAACGCGCGGAGACCCGTGTCGCTGGCGGACGAGCCGATGAAGTCGGAGTCGGCGATCCCGCTCAGCCCATCGTCGCCGCCGGCGAGCGCGTAGTCCCCATCCTCCGGGCGGCCGGTCGTCAGCGCCGTCGCGGTGATGCGCTCGGAGCCGACCCCGGGCTGTCCCAGGACGTTCTCGACGAAGTTGGGGTCCGCCTCGACCATCGAAAGGTTGGAGAAGGTCTCGACCACGAACCCGTTCTCCAGCACGTCGAGGTTGAAGCGGGCCGCCTCCCCCGAAGTGGAGGCCTTGACGCGCGCGACCACGTTGTTGGCGTAGGACCCGAGGTACTTCGCGGTGAAGGTGAGGGTGGGGGTCGCGCTTCCGGCGGTCCCGTTCTCCGGGCCGCTGGGGAGGGCGAGCGCGGTCTGGACCCCAGTGCTGGAGGTGACTTCCAGCTCGGACGCCACCCCGGTGGTGTCGGACGTGAAGACGGGGATTCCCGAGCCCACCGCGGTCTCGGTTACGGTGAGTCCCGAGATCGCCGCCTCGACCACCGACTTGACCTCGGCGTAGGTCACCGCTGCGATGTTCCCGACGTTGCCCGAGCCGACCGCAGCAGCGGGGAAGTCGAAGGCCGCAGCCGCGGTGCCGCCGGTGACATCCACCTCGGCGGTGCTGCCCCGGCGGTCGGAGGTGATGCGCATCGCCCCGGACGAGATCGAAACGGAGCAGTCAGTGAGCTGCGCGTTCATCACGGCCAGGACCTCTGCCGCCGTAGCCGCAGTGATGTCCCCGAAGTCGGCGGTGTTGAACGTGACGGTCTGGACCGCCCCGTTGTTGATCTGGACCAGCAGGGTCTGCCCGTCGACCAGGGCGAACGGGGTGGTCTCGACCGAGGTCAGGACCGCCGCGGTCGCGGTGAAGGTCGCGGTAACGGGCCCGCCGTTGTCCACATCGATGGCGATGCTATCCGACGGCGAAAGTAGGTATGGGGCCGCGTTTGCGGCCACGAGCTGCGCACTCGTGGCGGCGTCCGTGTCCGCGGTGATGTCCGCTTCCGCGGCCGTCAGCGTCGACGCGTCGGTGATGTCGGTGTAGTGGGCGGTCCTCACGAACCAGAGGAACTGGCCGCCTTCCTCGAAGAAGGCTTGGACCGCCGCCCACGTCTCCAGTGTGTCGGGGGTCGCCGGCCCGTGGACGTTGCGCCACGACTCGAAGTCCGTGTACTGGCGCGCGACTCCGAGGGGCCCGCGTCCTGCGAGGCCGATCATGAGTAGGACCGCCGTCGGGAGCGAGCGGATCGACCGGATGCGGGGAGTACCCCGGGTGATGATGGTCTTGGACGCGAGGAGTTCGTTTCCCATGGGTCAGCTTCCTTCCAGATCAGCGGCGGGGCTTCTTGCCAGCCTTCTTGTCCGAGGCCTCGATGGCCGCGGGGGGCAGGTAGTTGGCGACCACGACGAGGTCAGGACGCCGGCCCCCTCGCTTCGCGGTCAAGGCCTTGACCTGGGGGATGGTCAGCACGGACTCGGGGAGCGCTGTCGCGGTCTCTCCGGGGGCGATGGTCACCGAAGGGGGGCACGTCCGCGCTTCTTGCTTGGTCCGCTTCTCCCCCGAGACGGGGTCCAGCTCGACCGTCGACCGATGGATCACCATCCCCTGGAGACCCGGGTTCGCTCCATGCTCGCGCGCGGAGAGCTGGAGAGTGACCGGGAGGCGGGAGACGTTCTTGATGTCGACCAATCGCATGGGGACTACCTCGGCGGAGGGGAGCGGCGGCCGTAGGGCGACGCCGGCAGAGTATCGCCCGACTGCTCCGCGCGTTGCAACTGTACACCATCTTCGCCGACCACCGCTCCCACGCAGGCCGCTTTGTCGCCAACGACACCCGGGATCCCGAGTCGAGGTAGACCCTCGACCACGACCTGACCCCGGAAGACCTTCAAGTTGGAGTTGAGCTCGGTCCCCCGCTGCTTCTCAGCGCGGAACTGGCCCCCATCCGCGAACCCGAACTCCAGCCGGAGAAGCGCATTCGGCTCAGCTGGACGGGGGGCGAACTCCAGCGCGGTGTTTCGGTCAACGAACTCCTGCATCAGCGCGAGAAGATTCAGGAACTCCGCGTCGTTGTCGCTGTACCCCACGATGTCGAACTGGACATCATCGTATTGGTATCGCTTTTGTTGCAACACTTCCCCAGGGTTTCCCCCGGGGAGGTCAACTGTTACGGGATACCCGCCCTCGGCGAAGAACCGATTTTCGGTGAGGTCCGGCCCGAGAACAGCGATCGCCGGGAGCCGAGCCCGGTCGATCTGCGGGGTGGTCGGGTCCAAGTCATAGTCCGTGTCTGTCTCATGCGAGACATTAGGAGTGACTTCCGACTTCAAGAGACGCAAAAGATAGCGGACCAGCTCCGAGAGCGGAGAGGGGTTCGCCCCTGAGATGTCGGGGCGGTGGTACTCGTAGCCGTCGACGAGGGTCACGGTCTCCCCCGCCACCAGTGCCCCGGCCGTGTCGAGGTTGCGGAGGACCACGTCCACCTCCAGATCCGCCAGCGGGCGGCCCTGCCCATCGACCAGGGTCCCCTTGGGGACCACGGCGAAGCAGCGGGTGGAGCTCACGACCATGACGCGTGGGCTCGCGCGGGGACCGAAGTACACCTCGACCGTCGGCGAGGCCGGAGGGACGGGACCCGTGGCTGGGGGGGCACTCGGGAGGGCGAACCCCGTCCCCACGATCGTCACGAGGTTGCCGCCCATGGACGGGCCAATCGCAGGAGTGATCGACGCAATAGTTGGGATCGCCATGCGCTACTTGACCTCGACCAAGTTCCCGAACTGGGTGCGCAGCTTCATGCTGATCCGGTTCTTGACCCGCCGCTCGGTCGCCGAGTCCTGGAAGTGGGCGTCCTTGGTCGACTGCAAGAAGGACCGCTGGGGGATCTTGATCACCAGGGTCCCGCCCGGCCGGAAGGCTCCCGTTCCCCCGCCCTTCTTGCCTCCGAGCTTGTTCAGAGAGGCCATCACGAACCGGTGCATTTTCGGGGTGATCTTCATCACAATCACCCGGCCTTCCTCGTGGACCTGGCCGATCGACACCATCGACTTCCCGTCTTTGGTCCGCACGTTGCTCGGGACGCCCGCGAGGAAGACCCGGGGGGCGACCTTCTTCACGGTGATCGCCCCCATCAGGTCCCCCGAGTTGATCAGCGGCTTAGAGCTCCCCTTCCGGCCGATCGTCAGCGGAGAGTTCGGGGCCCACTTCGCGCCGTTGGACTTGCCGCTGGTCTTGAAGCAGGTCTTGACCTTGCGGACGAAATACTGGGCCTCCTGCTCCACAGCCTCCATCAGCGCGACTCGGTACGCGCGATCGACCTGGGGCAGAAGCCTCCGCGCCTTCTGCCAATCGCCGATCTTCTTGCCCGCCATGGGGCGAGTGTATCAGGCTTCCGACCCCGACCGAGCCCGCCGGCGGAACGAGACCAGGAGCAGGTTCTGTGCGCGGCCGCTCAACCCCAAGCTGCGCGGGACCGCCTCGGTCACGACCAGGTCCAGGCTGGAGTCGCCCACCGGCATCCCGTCTGCGTCGAAGATGCGGCCCAGCTTGTCCCCCTTCTGGATCAGCGCTCGACCGGTCGTCGCGTCGACCAGCCCATGGTCCTCCAAGTCGCGGAAGTGGAACACCAGCTTGACCTCCGCGGTGGGATCGTCCCCGGTGGCCTTCATCGTCAGGGCGTCGAACGGATCGCCCTCCGTCTCCACCTGGCAGTCGAGCTCAACCGCGGGGTGGTAGACCCGGGACGTGGTCCCGTCGGCGGCCTTCAACGGCTCGCGGAAGTCGTGGTCGTAGCCCACCGCGCCGGGCCCGTTCTCCGCGGTCGCCGCGGTGTCAAGACGCAGGACCTCCGCGGTGAAGATCCAGATCAGCCGCCCGCGGTACCCCATCAGACTGCCGCCATGGGCATAGGGCCGATGTACATCGAGAGGATCCGGTCGATCTCCGGGTCCCCGGTGATCCAGCCCGCCGAGAGGGCGCCGGCGTTCTGGTACCCGAACTGGACGGACTGGTCTCGGGTCCGCTCCCCCGTGACCACGCCGCCCTGGGTACCTCGGCGGCCGGCCTTGAAGTCGCTCCACAGCGGCCGGATGTCCCGCATGGCCAGCATCATGACGACGCGGCTGAGCTGCGCGGGAGTGCGGCCGAGTGGGCTCCCGTCGGGGTCGGTATACCCCCAGTACCCGGCGACCTGGATGTTGAGCTGCGCGGGCGTGAACCGGCGGGAGAGCGCGGGGAAGCGGGGGGTGTTGGCGAGCGCGTCCTCGATCCGAAGGATGGCGAGTTTGGGGGACTCGCGGTCGTCGGGCTCCATCAATCCGCGCATGTGGCGGTTGTAGACCCGGACGTTCTCGCGGCCGAGGAAGCGGGCGATCGGCCGGAAGTCGGAGTAGGTGACCTCCAGGTCCTCGACCCCGATCACCGGAATGTTGAACTGGAGCTGGATCCCCCGCCCCGAGCCATCGTGCTGAGTCACCAGGTAGCGGGGCTCGAAGAACCGCCGGCAGACCTGCTCCACGAACCTCGACTGGCGCTCGATCGCTTCGGAGATCTGGGCGTCCGAGAACGCCACCGGGACACCCTCGGCGCGCAGCTGGGACACGAGGGCGTAGCCGTCGGGGATAGGCTCACCGACGGCGAGGACGGGGACGGTGGTGACCGACTCGACCCAGGGGTCCGCCGTCTCCCGCTTGGCCCGCCAATGGACCGTCCAGCTCCCGAGCGCCCCCAAAGCGGGGATCGTGATCGTCGGCGCGTAGGTGCCCACGCGCACGCGGGAAGCGACGAGATCCAGCGCTGTCCAGGGGACCGACTCCGCCCCGAGCGCGTCGACGACTCGGTACTCCAGCGCTTCCACATCGACCACAAACCCCGGGTCCGCCTGGTCGAACCGGGCCTCCACGTGGACGTAGACCACGACCGGATTGCTCGGGGACGACACGGCGCCGCGGTTGAGCGCTAGCATGGGGCCACGATAGCAAAAGAAGCGGCCCCGGTCGCCCGGAGCCGCTCTACACCAACAGGCCCCCGAGGGTTGGGGGAGACGAGAATCCTGCGCGGTGCAGGCCCAGTCTACTTGGTCTGCGAGCGTCGGCGCGAGGCCTTCTTCTTGGCCTCGACCGCCTTGGAGCTCGCGGGCTCCTCGGGCTCGTCCTTCTCGGGGGCGAACTCGGCGTCGAAGTCCTCGTCCTCGTCGCGCTTGCGGCGGGGTTTGAGGATCGCCTCCAGGTCGTCGTCCGTCCCCTCGTCGGAGTGGTTCCGGGCCTCGGCGATCTCGCGGGCCCGGGCGAACTCGCGGCCCCGCACGTCGGGGGCTCGGGAAGCGGGAAGCGCCTGCCCGGCCATGGGGGCGAGCTCGTCCAACTTCTCGGCTTCCTCGATCTCGACCACGTCGAAGATCTCGGACCCGGTGTCGGGGTGCTGGAGCTTCGCCAGCTCCTCGCCCACGACGCGATCGACCTTGTACCAACCCACGTCGATGTCGAAGCGCTTCCCCATGTAGGTGTAGCGGCGACAGACCTGGCCCTTGCGCGGCTCGTACTCCTTGATTCGGGCCGCAACCTTCTTGTTTTGGTTCATCTCTTGCATCTCCATGCCCGCGGTTCTCTCCGCGGATTGTGTGAGTTTCAGGAACGAAAATGGGGGCTGACCCCTCGGTCAGCCCCCACTGTATCAGCGTGGGACAGTTCGGTCTAGGCGCTAGGCCGCGACCAGCCCGGACCCAGTGCCGATCGCCACCCACCCGGTCGCTCCGGGGACCTTCATCACCTTGCACCATTCGCCGTTGGAGTTGAGGGTGATGTCCCCCGCGACCCCGTTGATCGTGTCGGCTCCCGCCGCGACCACGATCAGGGTGTTGGAGGTGTTGGCGTCGATGTCGATGAACGTGTGGGTCCAGCCGTCGGGCGCGTCCGCGAACACCGGGAGGGTGTAGGTCCGAGCTGCCCCCGCGTTGACGGTCACGCCGCGGCTCGCCGCCTTGACGGCCGCAGCCGTCGCGGCCGAGAGGTCCACGCTCGCGGACAACGAGGCGTAGGCCTCGGCGTCTTGGGCCGCCGCGTTGAGCAGGGAGGCCAGCGGAGCGCCACCCTCCGACTCGTCGATGGGGGTGATCCGGCGAGCCGCCTCGAAGTAGTTGGGGTCGATGGGTAGATTGGACATCGTCGGGTCCTTGAAGCCCGCCCGGGTCGCAACCCGGGCAGACGGTCAGGCTACTGCGAGAAGACCACCACGTGGCAGCGAGCGCCCGAGAGGTCCCCCGCCGAGACCGCGGCACCGTTGGCGATGGCGTACATCTCCAGGGTGTCGGCGGTGGAGTCGTAGTGGAGGACGTGCGAGATCGCCCCGGAGGTGATCGCATAGCCGTGGATGCCGGTGATGGTCACCTGGTCCCCGACCAGCTCGCGGATGAAGGCCTGGAAGTCCGCCGACCCAGCCGCGGGGTACGCCGCGTCGCCGTTGAACTCGACCTTGTGGATGATGTTCGCGCGCTGGGTGGTCTCGCCCTGCTCCGCGATGATGGTGGCCCCGGTGGTGGTGAGTGCCATGGTGGTTTCTCAGTCCTTTCGCTCGTAGCGGAGTGGGAGGTGGTCGTGGGAGCCGCGGATTAGGCGACCTTGATGTTGGTCGCCTTCACGACCGCGGGCTCGTGCGCGAACTTCACGTCCCAGCGGACGGTCATGACCATGATGATCTCGCCGGCGGAGATGTCCTTGTCCGTCTCCAGCCGGAGCTGACGCTGGACGCCGAAGGTGATGTTCTTGGGGTCGAGGAACAGGGCGACGGTCTCGTCGTTGCCGCTCCCGAGCGTCTCCGGCCACAAGGGGACCGGCTCGACCGGGGTGCCGGTGTAGTGGACGGTCGCGGTGGAGGCCGCGAAGGCCCCGAGCGCTTGGTCGCCGGAGCTGGTCTGGCGGTTGGCGATCGAGTCGCGGTAGTCGATCTCGGCGTCGACCGAGGTCAGGTAGACCATGTCCGCGCGGTTCACGAGGAACTCGCTCGGCATCGCCTTCTGCATGTCGCGGAGGGTCGCCTTGTTGAGCGAGGTCCCGCCGGCGTTGACGAGGTTCGAGGTCGCCTGCTTGATGATCCCGTCGAACTTGTTGAGGTCGGGATCAGCGCTCGCGGTGTCGGAGAGGATCGAGATCTCCTCCATGTCGCGGGCGACGGCGCCGGACATCAGCTGCATGACCGTGTTGGCCAGCTGGTCCCGCTCGATCGAGTCTTCGAGGACCTCGGTCCCCAGACGGATCTCCGCCTTGTAGAGACTCGTGTCGAGCTCGACCTGCGAGAGGTCGGGCTTGCTGCGGAGCGCGGTGGGCAGCGCCTTCTGGCTCTGCGCCGCGTGGAGGATGCGGCTCCCGAAGCGGATCTTGTTGACCTCCGCCTTGGGGGACTTCATCGGCTGGACCGTGCTCATCCCCATCAGGGGCGCACGCTTGATCAGGATCCGCACGAACCGTGCCGCCTGCTCGGGGACCAGGAGGCCGCCGTCGAGCAACAGGTCTTGCAGCGACAGGTCCGCCTTCTCCAGTAGGGTCTTGTTGTCGGTGAGACCGTGGGACATCAGATTCGTTCCTCTTGTAGTTTCCTGGGGGTGGGGTGGGGTGCAGGTCGGGCCCTACACAAAGCGGTCGGCGGGGTCGATCTCCGGCGAGTTCATGTCGTACTTCCAGGGATCGCCAGCCTTGGTGGTCGTGGTCGTGGGCGTCTCGCCCTCGCCCTGGGAAGTCGGGGCCGGGATCGGAGCCCGCTCGGACTTCACGACCTCGGTGAGCTTGGACAAGGCCTTGTGGATCGAGTCCACCTTGGTCTTGATGGTGGCGAGCTCCGCCTTCTGGGCATCGGTGACGGCTCCCGCCTCCGCCTCGGCGAGCGCGGAAGTCAGGTCCGCTTCGAGACCGTCGAGGACCTTGCGGTGAGGGTCGTCGCCCTTCTTGGCCCCGCCCTTCTCCTCGTCCTTGCCCTTGGGCTTGCCTCCGCCCGCGTAGGCGGAGAGCTTGGAGATCGACGACCCGAGAGCCTTGCCGAACTCCTCGGCGTCCTCCATGTCGTCGATCCCGTCGAGGAGTCGCTGGAGCTGCGCAACCGCCGAAGCCATTGCGGCCTTGGCCTTCTTCTTGGCCCCGGCCGAGAACGCGGAGCTCTTGGTCAGGTTGCCATCTTCGTCCAGGTCCAGTTCTTCACCCTTGGGCATCTGATTCTCCGACTTCACCAACAGGAATGGGCGCTTGTTTGCGGGCCGATCCACCAACGACACCTCAAAGACCGTGAGATCTGTGAGGCGGTGGGTAGCTCCCTCGGAGCCTTTGGTCGGAGTCTCCCCGGACATGCTTCGGCAGTCTCTCGCGGACGCGATCAAGAAGCAAGCGGTTCGCGGACAGCTTCCCCACCGAAGCTGAATCCGGTGAGGGAACCCGACTTCACCGCGGTCCAAATCTGGTCGTCCTCAGCTCGAACACCGAGCAGCCAGGAACCGCGCTTGACGGTCTCGCCCGAAATCTCGAAGTCCGCGGGCGCAATGAAGGATTCGAGGATTCGCATCCGGCCGGCGACGAACGTCTTGTGTTGCACCCCCAGCGTCCCGAACTCGGCCATGAACCGGTGCGCGGCCTGGCGGATCTCCTCGGCGGATTGGGTGTCTCCCTGGGTGTCCACCTCGTCGGGCTCTGCCACGACGCCGTACACGAACCGCTCCTCGTCCTGACTCGGGTCGGCTTTGTGGAGGTAGCGCGCCCGCGTGGAAGTCAGCAACCCGTCCACCCAAGTGGAGGTCGCCTTCTTGCGCTTGACGCGGACCTTGGCCTTCTCGGCGTTGACCAGGGCCTTCATCTCGGACATCCCGAGTGGTCCAACCACGCCGCGCTGGATTTGAGCCACCACTGCGTCGAGCGAATCCCCCAGGTCGCGCGTAGCCCATGCTTCGCGGGCTTGAACCCAGGCCTTGACCGTCGACGCGGTGTCGCCCCGGAGCGCACGCTTCCAGAGCGCGAACTCCTCGGCCCCACCGGCGTCGCCCAAGCTCCAGATCTCCGGGTAGCCCTCGCGGAGCTCCTCGGCGAAGGCGCGATCGAACGAGGGGACCTGCGAGTGGCGAAGCGCGATCGGCTGGTCTGCGCCCGCGATGGGGAAGTTCGTGACTTTTGCCACGACGGGAACTGCGAACTTGGCGCTGATTTTCAGGGGGGTGCAGACCAGCACGCCCGACGCCGCCGGGTCGCGGAGCTTGTACAAGGTCCCCCGCGAGGCCAGGGTCACCCGCGCCTCGGCGACATCGTCGACCACCGCAACCCACGAGGTCGCTTGGTCGATCAGCTCTGCCAGCTGGACAAGCTCGATCTCCGGGGGCGGGTCGAAGATCGCGGTGGCCCCCGCCAGCTTGGCCTCGGCGATCGCGGTCGCGGGGTCCTCGTGGGCGAAGACGTTCGCGGCCAGGTCGATCGGGGTCGCGGCCAGGAGTTCGCGGCTCCAGTGGGGGCGGTCGTCGGCGGGGAGGACGTGAGCGAAGTAGCGCTTCTCGACCTCGACCTTCCGGTAGGCCTTGCCCACAAGCCGGATCTCGCTGCTCCCCCCGAAGTAGTCGGTCTCGACCAGCCAATCGCGGGCGAGCTTGGCCTGGGGACCCTCCATGGTCCACCACCGCACCTCGGGGGGGATGTCCTGCTCCAGCGACTTGGGCAGGCATGACCGCCCCACCACTTCGACATCCGTCGAGCGGAGGATCTGCGGCCGGCAATCCTTCGAGAGCGACGCGGTCCAAAGCCCGTCGCGCTGGACCAACAACAGGGTCCCGGGAAGCTCGGGGAGCTGGAGGAAGAACTCCTGTTGGTCCGTCTCCAGGAGCCCGTACTCGATCTGCCCCTTTCCGAGGTCAGCGGCGTCCGTGGGGTCCCACCCCTCGGCGGAGACCAGCTCTCCTCGAACACCGATGATCCCCGCGGGGTCGTCGGTGTGGAGGCGCAGGAGATAGCCGTCGAAGACGATGCCGATCATCCCCTCGGACTGGTAGGCCTGCGCGTCCACGGGAGCGCTTCGCTTGGCGAGCTCACTCGCGGGCGGGGCGGGGGCGAACACCGGGGCTTGGGGGGACTGCCCTTCGAGGATGTAGAAGTCGCGGGGGGTCAGCGACTCGATCGTGTCCCCGCTGGGGAGCCGGAGAAGATGCGTGTGGACCCCGTCGAACGCCGTCGAGTCGGTCTGGAGGTCGTGCGTATGCCAGCCGTCCGCCTCGGTGACGATGGTGGTCCCGTCGGCGAGCGTCACGTTGTGCGCGTGCTGAGCCCCCGAGGTTTGGCACCCGTGGTCCCCCCAGCCTTCGAGGTCATGGGCGTGCCCTCCGTCCTCGGCGGTCTGGAGGAAGGAGCCATCAGGGAGGCGGAACATGTGGAAGTGCCGACCGTCGACCTTGGTCCGCTGAAACTCGCGCTCCAGCATGTGGACGTGAATCCCACCCTCGGGGATCCCCGAGGGTAGGCGCTTCCCCACCTCGTTGCGTTCGGCGGTCACGGATGGCTCAGAAGACGCGGAGGTTGGTGCCGCGGAAGTCGAGGTCCGGGTCGTCCATCTTGCGGTCGTTGATGTCGACCACGGAACCCCACGGGTCGGCCGCCGGCTTCTTGGCCTTCTCGGTCTCGACCTTGTCCGGGTCAGCCGCGGCCGCGCCCTCGGTCGAGTCGGCTTCGCTGTCGCCGGTCTTCTCCGCCTCGGTCTTCTCCTCGGTCTTCTTCTCGTCGTTGAGCAGCGACTGGAACGCGGCGAGGAGAGTCTCCGGGGTGAGGTCGCCCTTCGGGGTGAGGTCGCCCTTCATCGTGAAGGTCCCGCCCGAGCCCGAGGCCTGCGTCCCCAGAGCCTGGCTCGTGGTGATCGTGCGCTCGCTTCGCTCCTTCCAGGCGGTTTGCGCCTGGACCGAGAGCGGCCCGGAGTACACGGGGATCGACTTCGCGGAGCCGTCCTCGAACCCCGACTTGGCGAGCTCGATGTTCGCCAACAGGTGGGTCATCCGGGCCTTGCGGTCGTCCAGCTCCTCGTCCTCGCGGGCCTTGCGGACCTGGTCCAAGGCGTAGCGCAGGAACTCCGCCTTGGTCATGTCGGTCAGCTCGACCGGAGGAACGTCGGAGAGCAGGGCCTCCAGCTCGGATTGAATCTTGTCGAGGGCTTGCATCTGCGTGTCCATCTCTAGTGGCCAGTATCACACACCCGCGCGGCCGAACCAACCAGCGCGGGTGACCTTGCGTTGGAAATCGATGCCCTCCAGAGCCTCGTCCAACACGCGGTCCAGCGAGTCGAGGGCCCGGGCGAGCGAGTAGTGATTGTCATTGCGGAGCGTGCGGTACCCCTCGAACGCGATGTTGAACCGGCGCGTGACCTCGGCTTTGGTCATCTTGCGCATCGGCCAGCGGATGCAGCTCCGCTGAATCGCCCCGAGTACCGCTCGCTCGATTCGCTTGCGGACCTGCACGTCGGCCAGGTCGGCGGTGGAGTTTCGGATCACGATCTGCATGGCTAGCCGAGGGGGGCAATCGTGGACCGGCACTTCCCGTGCAACGGTGGCTGGATCACCCCGAACCCCGCAAGCGTGCCATTGTCCATCGCGTTTGTGAAGCGGCCCGGGCGGTCCTTGGTCCCGACCGCGGATTGGGTCACCCGAGCAACCAGCACTTCTTGGCCGGAGCGCTGCTTGATGTACAGGTCCTTCTGAGCGTCGGGATCCTCGGAGCGCCTCGACCGCACCCACGGCTGGTGATCCTTGACCGCGTCAAAATGCGAATCTTCCTCGACCGCGCGATAGCTGCGAAGGCCCTCCTCGACCGCGAACACCCGCCCATCCAGCATCCGGCAGATGTCGGTGGTCCGCTCGTCCATGATCGCCTGGAACTCGTACCGCCGGATCCCCGCCTGCTGGTAGGAGTTCAACTGGGTGAGCGTGCGAGCGCGATTCTGCGCCGCCATGGCGGTGACCTGCCAGTAGTTGGCGGTCCGCTGGAGGCCGATCTTCTGGGCGGCCGCTTGGAGGTCGTTGGCGATCTCGGCCGATCGCAACCCCTGCGCGAGCCCTTCCGCCACGATAGTCTGCGCATTACGCGTAAATGCGTGTGCGTGATTGGCGTACTCGCCTCGGATGAAGAACCCCGAGGACGACCGCACCGAATCGACCACGCGCTGGTCCACCTCGGTGAACGAGAGCCCGAGGCGGAACGACAGCTGCTCCGAGACCGCGACCTTGGTATCCGCGACCGTGAGCGAGAGGGTGGTCCGAAACTGGGTGTCCACCGCCTCGGCGACCTGGCCCCCGATCCCCCCGAGCGCCCGCGCAGCCTCGCGGATCAGCGCGCCTTGCTGCGCGGGGGTCAGGACAGCCCAATCGACCGCCAGAACCTGGAGCGCGGTGGCGACCGCCAGCGTGTCGATCGGGCCCGAGGCTTCCCCGAGCTCCCGGGCGAACCGCTCCGACATCAGGACAAAGTCGCCGTCGTCCAAGGGGTTGTCCGCCTTCCGCAGCCCCATCTTGGCGAGGCGGCGACGGACGGCGATGTGTGAGTCTATGTAGTCGTGCTCACACACCGGGAACCGCCGCGAACTTCGCGCGCGCCTGCGACCGGGCCAGCTCCTGGAAGTGGGTCTCCAGGGCCAACAGCTTCAACGCCCCCCGAGCTCGCTTGCGCCGACCCGCCCTCTTGCTCGCCTGCTCCGGGGTGTCCTCGGTGGGATCGACTGGGAGGTCCTCGCCATCGTCTTCGACCTCGGCGAGCCCCAGGCGGAGGAACTCCAGCGGGACCTCGCTCTCCTCGCCATCGAGCGCCTTGAACTTGCGCCCGAACACGCGCGCGGCGATCTCCCGAAGCTCGCGCATATTGAGGAACCCGCTCGTGGCCGCTGCGGCCAGCTGCTCCCCGAGCACCGCGAGGTCCGTCATGTCGGGGCCGCGCGAGCGGAACTTGTGCAGGCGGATCCCCAGCGAGGGGAGCACGAACCGGTTGATCCACCAGTCGAAGTCCTTGCGCAGTGGGGAGAACACTTGCTGCTCCGCGAAGTGGAGGCTGGCCTCGGCGGTGGCCCGATTGAAGTCGCGCACGTCCCCGCGAAGCAGCCGTGGGACTCGGAAGACGCCGCCGATCCGGTCCTCGTTCTGCTCCTGGTACTTCATGAACAGCCCGTCGTCTTGCTGCGTGCTGGTCAGCGGCTTGATCTCGATCTTGACGGAACCCGACATCGTCCCCGAGAGCTCGTTGCCGAAGGGCTCAGCCTGGAGGATCAGGATCTTGTGGAAGTTCTTCTTCCCCCGAATCTCGTTCTTGATGTAGTCGCGGACCTTGTTGACCTCGTTCTTGGCCAAGCGGCCGCCGGACACCAAGATCGCCAGCGGCGGGATGGACTTGTTCTCGAAATACGCCAGGTTGATCTCGGCCGCGTGGCGGTTGCCGAGCACGGCGAGCAGCTCCGAGACCCAGCGGGGGATCCCGTAGGGTGTCCGCGAGGAGTGGATCTTGAAGTGGATCAGCTCGTTGGCCGCGCGTACGCCGGGCTCCGCCTTCTCCAGCTCCTGGACGTTGGTGTAATACTTGCCGGACCGGGTCGAAACGGTTCGGGGGTCGCCGTAATCCTTGAAGTAGGTGACCAGCTTGGTCCCTGAGAGGACCTGGATGTAGCGACGGAACCGACGGTTGACCGGCTCGTCGTCCACCCGCAGAACCGTCCGCTGGATCGGCAGCTGCACCTGGGTGGTCTCGGGGTCCTGGGGCATGAGCCGGATCGAGAACGCCGGTACATAAACGAACTGGACCGGCTCTCCGCGCGTGTTGCGTATCACCTCCCAGAAGCCGTTTCCGAGGACCTCGATGTCCTGGCGGGTGATGGCCCGGAGCTTGGTGAACGACTGCTCCACACAGCAAAAGTCGAAGAACTGGACCAGCATCCGGTGCTCCCACACCAGCGTGGTGGCCAGCTCGCTCATGCACTCCTCGACCTCGGCGTCCGTCACCTCGATGTCGAGGTCCACGTCGTCCCCGCCCTCGATGTCGAGGTCCACGTCGTCCCCGCCCTCGATGTCCTCCCCGAGCGCCAGCTTCAACACTCGACGGCGGAGGACATCCATCACGCCCGTGGCCTTCTCGGCCGTGGAGCCATCGACCTGCGCCATCGCGTGGTGGACCTTCTCCTCCAAGATCGCCTGACGGACCATCTCGCGCGTGTCCTCGTCTTCGAGGTCCAGCACGGGCTCAAACTCGTGGCCGTAGCCGTCGACGTTCGTCGCGTAGGTGTCGATGTTGACGCGAAGCCCTCCCGAGAGCTCGAACAGGGAGGCCAGCTCGATAGGGTCGAGTGGGGGCTCCAGCGCGTTCTGCGTCTGGAAGATGTCGAGCGTGCCCTGGGGGGTGCGCGAGGTCTGCACCTCCGAGCCGTCGCGGTCGATGAAGTGCGCCTTGACGACGGGGACCCCCTCGTTGTCCTCGCCCACGTCCTCGTCTTCGATCTCGTCCATGCTCACGACCAGTCGCCGACCGTCCAGCCGCCGAGGACCGCCGAGAAGTCTTCCGCAGCCCCCACGACGTTGACCTTGACGCGGAGGCTCCGCCAGAACTTGTCCGCCTCGACGAGAGTGGCACCTGCGACCACGTTGGCCTGGATCACCACGTAGTTGGCTCCGTCGACGGTCCCCTCCAGGTCCACGTCCCACGCCCCATCGAGATCGAACTGCACCCGCATCCCGCGGATGTGCTCGGTGAGGATCGGGGTCCCGTTGCCGGTCGCGGGGGAGCCCCCAGACGTGGGGAAGGTGAGGCGATTACTGGGGTAGAGCAGTGGACGCATGGGGTTCCGTGTCGGCGGGGTGGGGGATGTAGACGACGAACTCTCGCGGGGCCTGGTTGACGCTCCGCGGGGTGTAGCCCCGAGCCTTCAACGCGGCCGCGACTTCCTCGCGCGCGTCGACGCCCCGCTTGACCTGGATCGTGAAGCGGGTGACCTCGCGTGGACGCGCCTCCGCGGGTAGCTGGGTCTTGTCGCTGACCAGCCGCCCGAGAGTACGCGTCGCCGCGCGCGGGGCCTCCAACACGCGGACCGAAACGGGTCGAGTGTAGATCGCGGGCTGGACCGTCGGCAGACGCATCCCGCGAGTCTACGCTAGGGGAGCCCCGAATCGAAAGCGCGTATTACGCGCTACCTTCGGATTCGCCGTCGTCGATCAGCCCCGCCTTGTGGGCAAACACCAGCCGCCCCGATTGCACGTTGTTGACGTGGGACAGCAGGAGCCCGGTGTGAAACGAGGTCCGGCTAAGTAGCACCTGAAACTGGACCAAGGCCTGCGTGGCGTCGATCCGATGCCCGCAGACCAAGGTGTCGCACTTGCAGCTCTGCTCCCACTTCGCCCGGAACTCGGTCAGGGCTGCGTTGATCTGGGGGAGCATCTCCTCGACCTTTCCCGCGATCTCGGTCGCCCGCTCGGTGGAGCTGGAGATGGCGTCGGCCAGGTGGGTCAAATCCTCGTACTCGATGGTCATGCGGCGATCTCGTTTCCGTGGGCATCCCATCCCTCGCGGCGGGCGCGAGCGAAGAACTCGACCCGAGGCCCGGGGGAGACCCGCTCGATCAGCTTGTAGGACTCCTCGGGCTTCTGCGAGTGGAGCCGGCGCGCGACCTCGCGGTTGCCGATCCACGTCGACTCGGTCCGGCACTGCGCAGGTTGCCGCCCCCGAACCCCGAACAAGAGGAGCTCGTGACGGCCCCGGAGGTACTGCCCCAGGCCTATCCGGTTCTTGACCCAAACCGCGTTGGTCACGTACCGGAACCCCAGCGCCTCCATCACGTGCAGCCCGTCCTTCAAGAAGTTGTTCGTGACCCACAGCCAGAGATGGGCGTTCGCCGCGGGGCGGAACTTCGGACTCTGCACCATCACGCGGATGATGTCGGGGGTCTTCAACAAGGGGTAGTGCCTATCCGCCCCACGCTTGACCCGCCCCCCACCGGACTCGTTCCACGGCGGGTCCGCGAGGAGACACGCGTACTCCTCGGCCTCCGCAGCCGCCAGCCCGTGGAGGGCCTGACTCTGCCACGAGGGCTCATAGGGAGGCTCACTCACCCGAGGGCTCCTCGGGGGCCGTTACGCTCGCGGGCGCCTTCTCCCACGAATCCCACCCCTCCCGCCGAAGCCGGCGGATCGTGTGGAGGGTCCCCTCGATGTCGGGCGGGGTGAAGCCGGGAGGCTTGGTGATCTTGCCCGTCGAGGTCCGATAGGGATTGCCCCCGTTCGCTTCGAGCAGTGGCCCCTCGACCTTGCTCATGTTCGCGCGCTGGACATCCATCCACAACGCGTGGGCTTCCCCGGGGTGCAGGCCCGCGGCGAGTAGGCCCTGGACCGCGGTGTACATCAGGTCGAGTAGACCATCGACGTAGGCAGGGAGGTTCTCCTCCTGCGCTGCCAGGTTCATCTCGCTGTACTCCTCGGCGATCAGGCTCAGCACATGCGCCAAGCTGTGTGGGTCCGGCATCCCGACCTCCGCGCGAAACTCGGTCTCGCCCTTCTCGTGGAAGTCGGCAACATCATCAAAAATCGTCGTCAGTTGAATCACCTGGGTTCTCCGTCTTTTGCGCCGCCGATCGCGTGCTCGGCAATCTTCCGGTACAGCGTCGACCGAGAGATTCCAAGTAGCTGCGCGGTGGCGAACTTGTTCCACTCGGTCTTACTAAGCGCGCGAACGATTGCGATCCGCTCAGCCGTAGCTAGCGAATAGTCGTCGCGTTCCGCCATGCCGGGACTGTCCCACATTGGCACAGTCCCCGCAATCCCTCTACCCGAGCTCGGCTACCAGACGGATCGCCTCCATCAGACCGATCCCGAGGCGATCGCGCAAAGTCGTGGCCTTGGTCAAACGGTTGGTCCCTGGCGGGAGACCCGCGAGGATTTCCCGCGCTTGAACTTGCCGCGGCTCGGGCGCTGGCTCTGGCTCTGGCTCGGCAAGTGCGTTGACCAGGTCTTCGCTGGTCCAGAACAAGGCCTCCTTGGGCGGCTCCGACCGGGAGGGCCGCTTCTTGGCGCGGGCTGTTCC